ATTACTAAAGATATTACGTGTACGAAGAGCACCTCCAGGTTCACGAGTTTCTACAACTTTACAAACATCTGGATAAGTCTGCAACCCATGCTCCAACATACAAGGAGTTTCATATGTAAATGGACGATAAACTTTGGGTTTCACTGGTGAAGTCTGTGCAAAAGCAGGTGCAGTCATTAGCAAAGATGCAATGAGAATAAATTTTTTCATCCAATTACCCTCCAACAAACAGTAGCATTACCTTTTTTCACAGAAGCAATCTGAGCAAAAGCAGAATAAGAAAGATCCAAATCAGCGTGTGAATATGGTCCTCGGTCATTTACTCTTACGATGACTTGTTTTCCATTATCTTGATTGGTTACCCGTATGCGTGAACCCATAGGTAGATAAGGATGAGCTGCAGTCCAACGATAAGCATTAAACCGCTCACCATTTGCCGTAACTTTTCCATGAAATCCGTCACCAACTCCGTAATATGTAGCAATGCCACATGTGAGACCAGCAATCAATCCAATCATTTTTCAATCTTCCAATGTTCGTTACCATTCTTCTGAATCCAGAAGCAGTATTGACGATTGATAGATACCAAGAAGAACTTATCAGAAGTCTCCTGTTCTACTTCACAAGAATGAAGAGACTGCATGATATTTACAAAACGATTTTTTGCTTTTGAACTCAGAGGAGTTACACTTACAAATTTCTTTTTGATCTTTGGTGTTGTCATAGAGTTCATAGTTTTTTCAACCTCCACAAAGGTCATTGTAAAGAAAAATCAGGGTTGTGTCAAGCGGTTAGGGAATGAATACACAAAATCATTCAGTCCCAGGTATTCAATATAAAGTTGTTCTTCCATCTGTCTTGCCTCTACCTCCCAGGGTTGATCAGAATAGTCCGTCTCCGTGTGGTCTATGCCCCTCCAGAGACGTTTACCGTGCTTATCCTTTAGATTACCCATAACGTGTTGATAAACGTGCCAGAGTTCGTGAAACAGCGTCTGAAGGTATAAGTCAGAGTTCATTTGATTGTGTAGTTCAATCTCAAACTCACGAGGGCGATAGTTACAATCAAGAACAGTACACCAACCATAAACTCCCTCTCGTGCTAGTCCTCGGTGATTGACTGTGATCTCAAGTTTATGCCTTGGTAGATACTTTTGAATGAACCAATTCGCAGCATCAGTACAACGTTTCTTGCTATATTTGTACCCGCTGGTGTATAATGTAAGCATCAGAATACTGCGTTGATTGCCACGTTACATACTCTAACACCCCAGTTCATCAGAACCAGGAAGGATGTGACAAAAATCAATCTGTCTAGCGTGGAGTACCTCATCGGTTTCGTGTGTCTCCGGATATTATAAAACCCCCATCAGCGGACTGTGGGGGTGGGTGTGCCAGTTTTTGAAGTGGTTTAGTTATGGATCTACCAAATCCCAACAATGTGCCATATTGTTTATTTAGAGTAGATACCTGATTACTACAATTCCGGGACCACCGGTGCCACCTGTGGTAGGACCTGAATATCCATCATAATAACTTCCACCACCCCCTCCACCAGTGTTTGTAGCTCCATCTTGTCCACGACCAGGACCTCCAGCACCTGCACCAGCACCTCCACCACCATATGATCCATTATGAGTTGCTGGACTCATAGCACCACCACCTCCACCAGCAAAGTATCTACCCGGAGCAGGTCCTGGAGTTCCATAAGATGCTGGTAACCAAGTGATTGGAGAACCTATACCGGATGCGTTTGACGGTCCTCCAGAACCTCCGGCACCACCTCCTCCACCTCTATTATAAAGACCAGTGCCCGATCCTCCTGGATTTCCTTGGGGTGGAGATACTGGTGGAGTATTTCCTGCTCCACCGGCACCCGTTGGGCTGCTTCCTCCCCCACCTCCTCCAGAACCACCAGGACCACCAGGACCACCACTGGCACCATAACCACCACCAGTTGCGGTGATAACACCAACATATCCTGAAGCAAAAACTGATGGATTTCCAGAAGATCCAGGTACAAATCCACCACTACCACCAAGACCACCAGTACCTACGGTAACTGGATAAATTCCTGGTGAAGAAGTTACAGTAAATCCAGTAGCAGTTCTAAATCCTCCGGCACCACCACCAGCGCCATAACTAGCACTATCTTGTCCTCCTCCCCCTCCTCCACCACCAGCAACTACAAGATAATCAACAGTTCCTGGACCTGCACCTATACTAGAAACTACAAAAGAACCTGGAGATGTGAAAATATGAATTCTATATCCAGCATTATCAACTATTGTTCCACCACTAGCACTAAATGTGACAGGAGCGACAGATCTTCTTCTACCAAATCCTTTATCGAATCCAACCCTACTTATAATAGGTGCCATAATTAACGATATCCTCCATTCACAACACCCATAACATAATAATTTGCTGTTGTACTTGCTGAACCAACAGTATTAATACCAGTAAAACTATAGATGTCCATTCCAGATGTTGTGGTTACGCCAGCAGTTGCGTTTGCTAATGAACCACCTGCCCAACGAATTGTGGCACTACGTCCATTTAATGTCACCGCAGTACAAGATCTTGCTGTACCAGTTTGATTAACAAATACACTGAATGTTAAAGTGTGACTATCAAAATCACTTGAAGTTGGAATACCAGTTACATTTAGTGTAATATCACCAGTTGGATTTGTTGTTAATCCAATGTTTGATGATGCTTCGTTATAAGTTAAATTGACTGTATTGCCGCTAGTAATAACATGCTTTTCCGCAACATTAATAAATCTAGTTTCAGTTGTTGCCCAAGCTACGTTAGTTTCAAATCCTTTCTTTGTATTGTTATATGTTAATGACTTATTTGTTGTTCCATAAATTACAATTCCATCCCCATCAGCTAGAGCATCAGATGGAGAACTTGTTGACCCAATTCCAATTGTTCCATCAGTAATATCAAGAGATACTGTATTGATGATGGTTTGAGTACCATTAACTGTTAGATTAGTAAATGTAGCGGCAGAACCAGTTATATTTCCAACAGTAATATTAGGGCTTCCAGTTAGTCCATAAGCAGTTGCAGATGCTGTTGCAGTTGATGCAGTGCCAGTTAAATTGCCACTAAAACTTGTGGCAGTAACAGTACCATTAACATCTAAAGTTGTTTGAGGATTTATAGTTCCAATACCAACACGCTGTGTTGCATTATCAACTTTAATAGTTGCTCCAGCAGTTCCAATACCAGAACCAAAATCGGCTAAACGAGAGGCATTTGTGATTGCCATTATACTTTATACTTTTTTATCTATTTATTCACATAAAAAAAGGAGGTGTTACCCTCCTTGATTTATCACTCTGGATCTGCTGGTGGTTCAGGTGTTTCTAGAACCCAAGCACCACCTTCTTCGTCCCAACGATAGAATGAACGTGCTTCTACTTCTGCTTCAGTCAGTGTAGGAGCAGGACCAACAGGTGATTGCCAATCTGCAGTTTCGTTATTCAGAACCCAAGAAGCAAAAGGTTTTGGTGGAATGAATGCATCAAGTTCTTCATTGTAGGAATATCCGATACCTGCATAGCGCACTCTCATATTGTTGTTATATGATGTTTGCTTCCAGTTGGTATCAGCACCAAGAAGTTTCTTACAGAAAGCAACTCCGATTTCTTCTACTTCTACTCCATTAGAATCAGAGCAGTCATCGTTTGATACAACGATAACTTGAGTAACTACATTGTTTTCATCCAAGCAAGCAAAATGTGCCATAATTCTCTTTTATAAATGAATTTTAACGTGAAAGTATTTATTATATTGCAAATTATGTTGGATATGCAATCAGAACGATACCGGAACCACTACTGGATGATCCAGCATCTCATCCATCACCAGTTGTAGGATAACCAGCACCAACAGTAACTGTTACTGCATTAGGTACTTCCGGAGAAATTACTACTATGGATATGTCAGTGTCAGGTATCTGATAATTACGATACCTTTACCACCAGCACCAGCTGCACCCCCACCGCCGCCAGTGTAATCAACAGCAGGAGAATCACCACTACCACCGCCACCAACTCCACCGGTTCCACCTTCAGTTCCTCCAGCACCACCACCAGCAAAAAGTCCAGTAGGTCCTACTGCAGGTATCCAAGTTGGTTGAACTGGTGCCGGAATTGCAGGTGCAAGAATTGGAGCTGGACACCAAGAAGCTGGTGCTCCGGCACCACCATCCCCAGAAGCTTGTGGAGCGGGTCCTGGCGATGCATTAGTTCCAGCACCAGCTGCACCACCGCCGCCGCCTCTTCTAGGTCCAGGAGATCCAATGCCTCCACCAAATCCTTGTACTGTAGGGGAAACACCATCCGGAGAAGCAACAGTAGTACCAGCAATGCCAGAATCGGTTGCGCTTCCACCAGATCCACCGGGTTGTCCAGGTTGAGTTGAAAGTGGATAAATACCACCTCCAGCACCACCACCAGTTGCAAAAGCAACTCCAGCAATACCAGATGGACCACCATTATATGCTCCAGGGGCAGTTGGAGTTCCAGCAGGGGCAGCTGCTCCACCACTACCAACTGTTATGGCATACGGATAAGAAAATCCAAGTGTTGTTGTATTATTTCTAAATCCACCAGCACCTCCTCCAAGTGAACCTCCACCACCAACTACCAAATAGTTGACTGATATTGGTCGTGTAGAAGAAAAAGTACCCGGAGCCAAGAAAACATGATAAGTGTAACTACCAGATGTAATCATAGTTCCACCAGTGGCAGAAAATGGACCAAGCTCATTTGTGCCACCGCCACCTCTTATAAAACTATCTCTGAAATAAGTTAATAAACGTCCATCTATTCTGGTGTTTAATCCTTTACCAGTATTTGTACTTCTTACACCCATTCTACTTACCTCTTATCAGATGTCAGTATCGCCAAGAATTTGATAGTTTACGACACTACCAATACCCGTTCCTCCTAATGATGATGCTGTAACTTCTACAACAATCTTTTCTTGATTGGTGAGAACCAATGGATAGTTCATCTCGAAGAAGAAAGTTTCATTTGATGCAAGGTCAACTCTTGCAAGACGATAAGCAGTTTGAGCTACTGCAGTGACTGCAACACTACTTGGATAAACGTAAAGAGATGAAGTACAAGTATTAAGTCCAGTGTTGTGCATCACCACACCACGAAGATAAGTGGTTGATGCAATACCGACTCCACCAGCAGTTGCAGTTGTTCCGACCGTCAAGATACCAACGGTATTAATACCAGTAACTGCTTGAATTCCTAAGAGTTTAGTTCTGCGGAGTGCCATCTTACTTCTTTTTTAGTTATTTATCCAAACAACATATTATCCAAATCATTATATCCTGCAGGAAGACCAGTAAGAGATGATCCATCTCCACTAAATTTAGTGGCACTTAAAGTTCCTGTCGATTCATTAAAAGTTAAATCTCCATCAGTTGCCGATGCAGTCATCGTTCCTGAAGTTTGACTTGTTACAACAACTCTTTGTGTACCTGATGCAGCACTTAAAGTTGAACCTGTGTTTGTTAAGTTAGTACCATCACCATAAAATGCGGTAGCACTAACAATACCTACAACATCTAATTTTGCATCAGGTGTTGTTGAACCAATACCAACATTATTGTTAGAATCAACTAATATTGCGTTTGCATTACCTAATCTTGCTAGGTCTCTTGCTCTGGTCATTATAGAACTACTTTCTAGTTATTTATTCACCAACAATATCAGCACTTACTTCACCACCAAATGAATATAAATCTGCTTGTGCTTCTTCTTCAGTTTCATAAACTTTACGAACACTATAATCGGTGTTCCATCTATGATCACCTTGATAATAGATTTCTTTTAATTGACCTTGAATATTTTCTAATTTTTGAATATGAAATGCCATCGGTTATACCTTTTTAAGTATTTATTGATTGGTGATCTGGCAGTTTAGGTAATAAGTCAAAAGATATAATCGTTCTTTGCTTTCTTGATTGATTGGGATGAACAAAATGTAAAGTATAAGAAGGAACAATCACTAATGTCCCCTCTTTTACATTTTGTGGATATGCTAATGTTGTTGTATCAGTTCTAGGATCTTGCCAAGGAGCAACAAAACAAGTAGGAGTATGATGTTTTGGGTCATACTCAACATAAAGAACACCAGAAAATCCCCAACTGCGATGATTGTGAATCGTCTGATGGTCTCCTTGTTTATATCTCACAGACCAACAATCAGTCATACTACAAGATACTTCTGCTTCCTGACAAAACTCAAATAGTTGAGGACGAATAAGGTCTTGGAAGTAGTGCAAGTAATTTTTGTTGTTTGTTGATCTGTCTGTCTCAAAGGTCTGTAATGTGGTTCTTACAAACTTTTGAGAGTTGATACGGTTTAAGATGCCCTTCTTTTTGAACTGCCAATCATCAATCTGATATTGATAAGAAGGGTATTCAAAAAGTGGAATTTTCATCGTGCTCTATCCCAAGCACAGTGAGCACGTTGACCGTCTTGCAAAACATAGTGAAAAAAGATCTGATGAAAATAAAGTTCAGAACTCTTACCAAACAGTTTCTTATTCTTCTTCGCACCAGGCATTGGATCTCTCCAGTGTGGGCGTTCGCAACCTTTATAAACCATACCATCACCTGCTTTGAGAATCACAGAACGATTCTCACCAGGAACTAATACTTGTGTCTTCTTCTTATCAGCATAAGTATCTGGAGTTTTAATCCAGATAGGCCAATCAGCATCACTTCCTTCAAGATTAGTGCTGATGTGAACTGTTACTGAAATCTCACAGGCAGGACGATCTGCGTGACGTTTAAGTTCTTGACCAGGGAAGTAGTATCTATCGTAATAATAAGTATTATAAAGTTTTCGACCTAGTACTTTCTCCAGTTTCATACGAATACCGCAATGAATCTGACGGTATTGTGGATGCCAATAACGCGCAAGTGAACCTTCAACTTGCATTTCTACTTCACTATGAGTGAACTGGTCCATTTTTTTACCCCACCAGTTCATCTGTCCACGTTCTGGTGGCAGGGGATGATAAAGTTCTTCTGGATTCCAAAGGTCTTTGATGACCAAATATCCATTCTTCTCAAACGATTCGTTACGAGTCCAAGTAGTTCCCGTATTCTGTCGCTCCTGCCATAGCAGTTGCTCTTCTGTCATTTGTTCTGCCATGATTTACCTCACTTCCAGCGGGGTCCNNCGGGTTCCTTTTGTAACTTTAAGAACTCTATGTTGTGTACGGGAGTCAAAAAGAATCACAGTACCACGCTTACGAGGAGCAATATAACTATTACCTGCTTCATCAAGAAGTTGGAGATTACCACCTTCATAATCATCGGGGTCAGAGAGTTGAACCACGAACGAAAGTTTACGCACAAGTTCAATATTCTCATTCAAGAAGTCTTGTGCTAGACCATCCTGACGATTGCCAACACTTACAGGTTTGTATTGAGTTGCAAGTCCTGCATCATTATGCCAACCATAGAACTGTCCTTCACTATACTTTGTGAACTGCATAGATTCTCCATCAATACAGTGGAGGTCATACAGGAAGTTCTCACGGTTTGCGCGTTGGATGTAATGCCATACAAATCCACCAACCCAATGTGTGGTAGGAATCCAAGCGTTTTGTGAGTTTCTTTTATCTTTGTTTAAGGCATCTCCGTGAAGCCTGGAGTCTGCCATTTGCTCTTCGAACTTTTCTGAAAGGTCTCGTTCTACAAGATCTACTACTTCTTCTGGTAGATCGGAGAAATACCAAATTGATTGAAATGCCATATTTGAATAATGTATTCAGTGATATTATATATGATGTTTAGAATAGAGTCAAATATCTTATGAAAGATTAAATGAAATTGAAATTCTTTTCTCATTACTTAAGTTGGGTAAAACTCGGTGTTCGACCCAACTAGGGAACATCAGTACTCTGTTTTCAAATGGATTCATTTGCATAACAGTTGAATTAAAAGAATTAAATGATGTTATTTTGTTATTCCAATTATTTTGTATACCAAAAGAATATGGGTTTTTGAATTCAATAACTCCACTATTTTTTGGCGCTTTTATATAATAAACTCCAGACAAAATACAATTTGGATGAATATGACACGTATTGTAATCTTTAAATTTATTGATGTTGATCCAAAATGCTTTAACTTTTAAGTTTGTGTTTATTCGCAATCTATTAGCAAATTCAGAAGCAGATGCTTCAACACTTGAAATTAAATTTGAAAAAAAACCATCATTAGTAATTATTGGATTTGATTGCCATCCACCCTCATTACTTTTATATACTCCTATATCTTTTTTTGATCTAGATATACACTCTTTTTCAATTAATTTCAAATCAAAATTATAGTCTTGCACAAAAACTGGTGTTGTAAACAAATTAACAATTTCTAGCATTGATTATGCACCTATTAAAAACATATTATAATTCAAATTATTATATATTATCCAAAAAACAATGTCAATATAAAAATATAATATCAATAATCTACCCCAGCAACTAGTTGAAAGCTACTACCTACTACAATTATAAAACCTCCACCACCATTACCTCTTATAGTAGGTCTAGCGTTTGGATTCAATATTTGTCCTCGCACTCCACCACCCCCACCACCAAAATAAGTGCCTGGAGAATTTGGAGAAGTAATTAATAAACCAGCCCCTGCCCCACCTGAATATCCACTATTAGAGTCTTGCCCGTTTCCAGATCCACCGAGGGCTAATCCAACATCTCCGCCAGAAGCTACAATACCTCCACCATTTTGTGGAGCTTGTGGTCCACCAGCAGCACCATTTGTACTAATGGGGAATGGATTTGGATATGATAATGCTGGTGCTGTTTGTATAATATTGTAATTGTTTATATTAAATGGATGATTTGATGGTCCACCACTTCCACCTGGTTGTGGAGATACGTGTGCTCCACCACCACCACCGCCACCACATCCACCACCTCCTGTACCGGAATTACCAGGTGCTCCAGCACGAACATTTCTTGTACCACCTTGACCTCCAGAGCCACCACTCACTTCATTGCTTGATGGAAAAGCATCTAAAAGTGATAATCCCGGAACTGATACTGTACCGCCGGCGCCTCCTGGTCCACCATTAGACACTCCACCACCACCTCCTCCTAATGTAAGAACTGCAGCACCGTTAAGGTAAATTTGAGTGCTAGCACCTGCATCAGTATCAGCACCTCTAGCTACTGCAACAAATATTGGAGCACCATAATTGGGAGCAGGTATTGAGTATCCCGTTAATTTGGGAATGGAACCAGCGCCACCTCCGGCGCCACCACCATTGTCAGGACCTACAGTATTTGTTCCAGCACCTCCAGCGCCTGCTCCAATTACATACAAATATTTTATGCTTGGATTTAAAACTTTAGTGGGACTTGAAACTTGACTAGTGCTGCTGCCATATAACGTATTGTACTCTGAAAATAAGACTTCAACGTGTCCTCTAGGTGGGGCAGCGCCAGCAGCAGCACCAAATCCAAACCAATTACCAGTAAAAATAGGTGCCATACCATCAAACTCCTATCGTACCTTGTCTAAATCCCCCATTCTTGGTGGCATAAACCTTATAACTTGATGCTGTTGTATTTGTTCCACCATTATAATGAATGTAAAATGAAACAAAATCTATATCACTTGCTGTTGATGATAGTGTAACTGTTGTTGCCGATCCTACAAGTGCTCTGGTTGAAATACCTGCTACTGTTGCCCCATCCTCATAACCAACAATATAGCAGTTAGTACCGATACCTGTTGCTGCTGTTGTATTAGCAGTTCCTGTTGCATTTTGAGTGAACAAAACAGTAATCGTTGAACCATTCTGAACACCAGTATCTGCAGGCATATTCTTGAATGAAACAATACCCACTGTACCATTTGCTAAGTTGTGAGTATAAGTTGTTGCGTTTCTTACATCCAACTCAAGAACAACTCTTCCCCCACCCAAATTATAAGTAGCACCTACTGCTACTGTTTCAATAACACCTTTGAACTTATTTGGATCGGAATACTCAAAACATCCAGTATCTCTTTCCCAAGTAAAAGTTTTATTTGTTGTTCCATAAATTACAATTCCATCTCCATCAGCTAGAGCATCAGATGGAGAAGAAGTTGAACCAATGCCAATTATACCATCAGTAATATCAAGAGATACTGTATTAATAATAGTTTGAGTACCATTAACTGTAAAATTACCAGTAACAGTTAATGCTCCACCTACTGTCGCATTATTAGTAACAGAAAGAGAAGGAACTGTTGGTCCTGCTGTTCCTAACCTATTTTTAATAGTATCTACGTTTAACTGCGACATCTTATGATACTTTTTAGTTATTTATAGTTATAGATAAGATAAAACTTTTGGAAAGTGTCAATTTGTGATTTAAATTTTTTCAAATGATGCCCATCCAGTGGCAATATATTTAATACCTTGATTTGGGCACACTCCTCGATGAGTATGAGTCCAAAATGCAGGCCAAATAATACATTGTCCTATTCCTGGGTTGATAGTTGGATAACGAAAAAATTCTGTCCCCGATTTAGCATTATTTAAATAAACCATCCAAGCCAAAACTCTTTGTGTAGTAATATTTTCTTTATCCATACCATGTTCACAGTGCCAGGATTTATATCCATCTTCAGGTGTAGAATATTTTTGTATGTTATAATTATTGTCTATTTTCCACTTGTATATAAAATTTAATTCAGGATACTTTTGTTTATATTTCTCTAAACATTTGCAAAGATTTGTATATAGAATATTGGATATTAATGTGTTATCCGAAAATGTTGGTGGTTTTTCTAATTGTAAACACCTCTTAACTGAGGTATCAAATCTTCCGATACCGTTAATTGTGATATTTCCGTAATTTTTTGGTTTTCTTTCAAAATAAGAAATTATAGTTTCACATTCTCTTTTAGAAAAAGCATTTTTATAAACTTCAATGTAATCATGTCTTTTAAAAAAAATCATAAAATATCACCACATTATTACTATCATATCACTTTTAAAACGAAATTGAAAGTTTTTAAGATAAAATAATTTTTCCTGCAACTGCTGCAACTGGTCCACCTACACCATCAATACCTCCATTGCCTGCAGTTCCTCTTTGAGGATGATTTTTGGAGATTGGATTTGAGTGTGGATATGTATTTCCGTTTGTCACATAGACTGGATTAATGTAACCAGATCCCCCACCACCAGCAGCAGGAGTATCAATGACCGGTACGGAGTCGTTAAGTCGATATGCACCACCACCTCCTCCACCAAAATATCCACCACCTCCTCCACCTGTTTGCCAGCTGTTGGTATTAGTTCCATATTGTCCACCACCACCTGGTCCTCCTGAAGGTGTTGCTGGAGCGCCAGCTGGCCCAGGAGCGCCTCCATTAGCACCTCGTCCTCCCAGTAGAGCAGAACCTGCTCCAGCACCGTAAGAAATAGCGTTTCCGCCGCTAGTACCCCCAGCACCTCCTGCAGATTGAGTTCCACCACCACCACCAGTAGAATTACCGGGAGCAGGTCCAGCTCCTTGTCCGCCAGTAGTTCCACCACCTTCTCCACCAATGTAATTTTCACTATAAGAGCCGCCGCCACCTCCTCCACCTGCCATCATAATGGCATTTGGTTGAGTTTCTGATGTCATAAAAATACCAGAATATCCTCCGCCATAACCAGGTGCAGCATGTCCCGATACCATTATGTAAGAAGTTCCATTTATAAGTGTAATATCTCCAAAAGAACCTCCTCCTCCTCCTCCATCTCCAAGATATGCAGCAGTTCCACCAGCTGCCCACATTGCAACAGTAACTGTTCCTGACCAAGAACCATCTGGATTTCCTGCGGTTATAGTGTAAGATGACGGACCGCTCAATGTTAATGCTCCATTAACATCCAAGTCCCACTTTGTAGGAGCATACACTGCTGCAGGAACTGTTAATTTTCTAATTCTAGGAACTACTGTTATTTTTTTTCTACCAAACCCAAAACCACCTTGCCCGCTTAATCCCCCAGAAATCCCACTAAAAAATGGTGCCATAATTATCTCCTCCTATCAGAATCCTACAGTACCAAATCTAAATCCAGTATTCCCTGTTGCAAAAACTCTATAGTTTCCCGGAGTACTTGTTCCAGATCCATTATAATGAACTGATAAGGTTACAATATCAATATCATTTGCAGTTGTTGAAAGTGTAACTGTTGATGCAGTTGCAACTCTTGCTGATGTAGTAAATCCAGCAACACCTAGAGGAGTGAGTCTGATATTTGTTCCAATACCTGTTCCTATTGTCGTATTACCAATTCCACCAGTTGGTGCTGTTGATGCTTGAGTAAATAAAATTGTAAAAGTAGTAACAGAATTTTTGGTTGCTGGGAAATTTCTCAAAGAGACAATACCAACGTTACCACTCGATAAGTTATGAGTAAACACAGTTCCATTTTGAGCATTACACTCAAGAACAACTCTACCTCCACCTAAATCATAAGTTGATGCCACAGATACAGTTTCTACTGCACCTTTAATGTCAATACCATCACTAAAAGTAAATGAATCGGAATTATCTTGCCAAGTTAAGGTTTTATTCGTTGTTCCATAAATTACAATTCCAGCACCATCAGCAAGAGCATCAGATGGAGTAGAAGTAGAACCAATACCTACTGTTTTATCTGAAATTTCTAATGATGTGGTATTAATAATAGTTTGAGTACCATTAACTGTTAGATTAACAAATGTAGCAGCAGCACCAGTTAAACCATACGGAAAATCTGGTGCTCCATTATCATCTTTATTAACAATATTATCAACCTGTATCTTTGACATTTTTTTATTGTTTTTGAGTATTTATGCTAAGTAGCGAATGATAACAATACCAGAACCTCCAGTTCCTCCAGGTTTATTTCCTTGGTTAGACGTAGTTCCACCTCCACCACCTCCACCACCTGTATTTGCAGTTCCAGGAACTCCTGGGGGTGAAGCAAAAGTTCCTGTGCCAGCACCACCGCCGCCGGCACCACCAGCACCACCACCAGGATTATCTCTACTACATCCACCACCGCCGCCGCTGAACCATCTTCCTGGGGTTGGACCTGGAGTTCCAAAAGAAGCAGGCACCCATGAGATTGGAATACCATTTCCACCAGGAGTCGCCGGACCATCTACTCCTTGCGCCCCGGCACCCCCACCGCCTGCTCCTCTACTGCTAGTGGCGTTTCCTCCCCTATTTCCATACTGCAATATTCCAGATATTCCTGGGTTTTGTGTTGGTTGAGTCGCATTTCCACCAACACTAGCTCCAGCTGGAACACTATCATTAGACGCACCACCACCAGAACCTCCGGGAGTTCCAGTACCACCACCAGCGCCTCCACCGACACCACCACCCTTTGCAGTAATATTATTAAAGGAAGAATCTCCTCCATTAGCAGTTGAAATTGGTGCTCCATTTCCAACTACAACCGAATATGATCCTATAGATATGGGGTAGGGCGATGATGTTACTACAACCCCTCCACCTCCTCCACCTCCTCCACCTTGAGCACCTGCACCTCCGCCAGCAACAATTAAAAATTCAATTTGACCTGGAGCTCCAGAAACAATAAAGGAGTTTGAACCAACATCATACCAATGATATCTATAACCACCATCATCAAATATTGTTCCACCGGTTGCAAAAAAAGGTCTTCCTCTACTAATTCTAGAACCAAATCCTTTATTATAATTAAATGATGAAAATCTTGGTGCCATTATCTATAACTCCCATTTACACTCCCTAAAACAATATAATTCGCAACAGTACTTGCAGAACCTACTGTGTTGATTCCAGTAAAATTATAAACATCATAACCATTTGTTGTTGTAACACCAGAAATTGCTGATGCTAATGAACCACCAAACCAAGCAATTGTTTCATTTACTCCGTTAAGTGTGACTGCTGTACAACTTCTAGCAGTACCAGTATTTCTTACAACAACGCTAAAACTTAAAGTTGTATTATTAAATGAACTATCTGTAGGAATTCCTGTTACGTTTAGAGTAACATTATCTGATGGATTAGTGCAAATTGCAATATTACCACCACCAGTATTATAAACAAGACTTACGGTGTTTCCATCAACTATTGTACTTTTTTCTCCTACAGATAAAAGTCTTGTATCTGTTAGAGTAGAAACTCCAGTGTTATTTACTCCCGATACTGAAATAATTGGAGATCCTGTAAGTCCTTGAGCATTTGTTGCTGTTGTCGCATTACCACTAAAAGTAGTAGCAGTAATGACACCAGTTACGTTTGCTCCATTTGGAAAACTTGGTGCTCCTGTAGATCTTCCTACAATACTATCTGCAGTAATTTTAGACATCAGATATCTCCTATTTGTAGAACATCAATAACAACAGTTTTACCTGCGCCAACAGTAACACCAATTCCAGATGCAACAACGACATTTGGAATTACTGTTACAATATAAGAATCTCCAGTACCTGAATTTGTAGTATCAAATGTAATATTCTGAGATACTGTAGTTTCTCTATCAATATAACTGAATGGAGAAATGGTTCCATCATCATAATTAATGACAGTACCAATTCCAGCACCTCCACCACCGCCAGAAATACTTACATCAATTGTGTCACCTCTAACTAAAAAGGTGTTACCAGTTCCTACAAAATTTAAAGTGGTTGCAGTACCAATTAGAGTTCCCGCCGATTGAATACCAATCGATGCACCAGTTACAGTACCTGTAATGGTAAGATTTCCATTAACTGAAACATTACCATAGATTGTTTGATCTGATTCTGCGGAAACAATCGCATCAGCAACACGAAAATCATCAAAAATCTGAAACTCTAATACATCTCCTTCCGTTGCAGGAGATAATAATGTAACTGATGATCCATCTCTTGCAGTATAATCAGTTCCATCTACAAGACGAATACCGTTTCTGAATACACTAATGGCATTTATCCTATAACCACCAGTGACTGTAAAAAGCGTTTGAGATGCTGTTGCAGTGACACTGATGGTTTTGGAAGCAACATTTGATGTTAACTGAATTGGATTTCCAATCGCCATTATTGACTATCTTTTTTCTTTATTTATAATAACTCCAGCCCAACTTGTATAAGTTTTTCTCTTTCCAAAAACAACCATAAGGTTCTCTTGCAGTTAATGCAACAACTCTATTATTATTTCCAAAAATACTCTTTGGAAATGTGTGATGTTTTTCTATATAACCTTCAGTCTGAAGTACTTATCTTTTTGATAGTAATTTATTTTTTTCTGGGAAATATAAGTAATCAATTCCTGCTTTATAGAATGTATTCAGAGCATCATCAATAGTTTCAACCATCGTATCTCCCGCAATATTAAAAGATGTGTTTAATAATATGGGAACATTTGTAATTTTATAGAACTCTTTTATTAACTCATAATAATTTTTGTTTTGCCTATCTGTCAAAGTTTGAACTCTACAAGAATAATCTGCATGAGAAATTGCTGGTATAAGATTTCTTTTGTCTTGTAAAATTTCTAAGGCGTACATCATGAAAGGAGATTCTTTAAGATTGTGTATATCAAACCAATTTTTTGCATGTTCTAAAAGAATAGTTCCCGCAAAAGGGCGATACCATTCTCTTCCTTTAATTCTATTAACTTTTTCTTTTCCATTTTCATCGGTTGGATCATATAAAATAGATCTATTACCAAGAGCTCTTGGTCCAGATTCAGATCTTCCTTGGTATATTGCAACTATCTTTCTTTCTGATAAAAGTTTAGCGACTTCTTTAGAAGTAACAGTTTCTCCACCATCAACATCATAATCATATGATGGTCCATGATATAAATTTTCTAATTTAAACATTCTTTTGCTATTTGTTTGGGAGTAGCAATTTACTTTTGCAGCACCAATAGAAACTCCATCATCTCCAGATATTGGTTCAACGAAAATATTAATATTCTTATTGATATTTTTTCTAATGTAATTATTTGCTACACAGTTTAGAAAATATCCGCCAGACAAACAAACGTTTTTACATTCAGTTTCCCTAACAACTTGCAAAATATATTGTCTTATATTTTCTTGAGTTTGATTTTGAAGAGACTTTGCAAAGTCTGCAATATCTTGAAATTTTTTTAGGTCTAAGTTTAAATTAACCTCTCTCAAATTTCTGATGTTAAACAGTTTATTGGATATTAATCCATTTTGGTAAATTTGATGAGATTCTTTTTCACCAAAAGAAGCAAGAGACATTAACTTTCCCGCATCATACCATTTCATTCCAATTTTTTCGCAAGTTTTTTGGAAAGCAAGAGCTTCACTTATACTGTTGACGACTGTTGTTCTGCCATTTTCAATTTGCAAACTATTGCATTCAAATGGAACTGAAATAAATCTAGAATGAAGATGAAATTTATTTGGATACTCTAAAATATAAACACTCTTACACTCTCTACCATAAGTACCTTTCAAAAATCTTGGATCATCAATTACAACTTGTGATCCCATCCCATCAACAACTATACATACTGCTTTTTTAAATCCAGAATCATAGAAGGAATGAAATGCATGAAATAAATGGTGATTATTAAATCCATCTACCCCACCATTATATGATTGAGTTTTTGGTGAAATACTATAAAGTTCTACAAGTTTTTGTAAAGATGGTTTTATATCACTATCATGCTTAACATGCGATATTCTTTCACTATTCAAATGACACACTAATTTTCCATCTTTAACGATGGAAGTTGATGCATCATGTATACAATCATTTACTCCAACAAAATACATTTACTAAGTTCACTCTAGTTTTTATTATAACACGTTTCTATCAGATAAGGTATCTTATAACTACAATTCCTTGTCCACCATTTCCTCCGGCACCGTTGGGTGTAGATGTAGTTGATCCACCACCTCCACCGCCTCCTCCACCAGAATAGGCAGTTCCTTGTGTACCATTTGTATTAGGCGCACCACCAGGTCCTCCTCCACCAGTTCCTCCTGATCCTGGATCATTTGAAGGTCCTTGTGCTCCTCCTCCTCCACCACCAGCAAAATACCCATTTAATGGATTTAGTGCAGGAAGTCCAATAAGAGGTCCGGCAAATTGTGGGTACTGCCTTCCAACTCCACCCAAACCGTCTCCATTTGAGTTGCCAGTGCCACCAGCACCACCAGCGCCACCGCCACCAGATCCAACATATGGAGGAGATGCACTTGTAGTATATCCACCATCACTACCATATTGAACGTAATATGGTGCAGGAATTCCTTGTGGTTGTGATGGTTGATTTGCTACACCTCTTGCACCAGAACCACCCGAAGTTCCTCCACCTCCACCTTCACCACCACCAGATCCACCAGGACCTCCAGGATTGGGTGTTAATGGACCACAACCACCAAATCCACCTCCTTTTGCAGTTAAAGTCCATGGACCACCTGGATAAGTAATCGTAACATCTCCTCCAGCAGATCCTGGAGATTGTACTGGTCCACCAGCACCACCTCCATTAATAGTCACCGTATATGTTCCAGGACTTATGGGATATGATGATACAACTACAAGACCACCAGCACCAGCGCCAGCACCACCATCAGTTCCACTGCCGCCAGCAGGTCCATTTTTAGATCCTCCTCCACCACCAGACCCAACAAGAAGAATATCTACATTTTTTGGAGCTCCGCTAGTAATAAAACTTCCAGTTGATCCAAATGTGTGATATGCATATCCATTTCCAGGCAGTAAAAGATTTGCTATGTCACCGCCCGTTGCTTGAAATGGTATTTGTGGAGGACCTGATGCATCAGTTCCACTTCTTGAAAAAGTATCTAAAAATTCCTGTATAGAATTGTTGAGTGATCTTATTGCCATTACTTTTACCTACTTTTGATATCTGATAATGAGTATTCCAGAACCACCATTACCACCTGCTGTAGGTCCCGGAAAACCAGATGGAGAACTACCCGATCCAGCACCACCGCCAGCACCACTATTTGTAGTTGCTGAAGATCCATTCAAACTAGTTGATGGAGGATAAGATGATGATGGCGGAGCACTACCTCCACCTCCCAATCCACCAGTTCCTCCTGAAGTTGATTGTGGTCCACCAGCGCCACCTCCACCTCCACCAGCAAAATAACCACTTAATGGTGCCAGTGTAGGAACACCAATCAAGGGGCCAGTAAATTGTGGATATTGTCTTCCTGATCCACCAGGTCCACCATTTACTCCTCCTTGTGAAGGAGATCCCCCACCACCGGCACCGCCCCCACCCGCTCCAGTATGTGGTGTTGAATTATCAGTATCTCCACCATTAGTTCCATACTGAAGATAATTTGGCGCAGGAATACCTTGCGGTTGTGATGGTTGTGTTGCTGTTCCGAATCTTCCAGGTGTTGCTCCTCCTCCACCACCAGCAGCACCACCAGAACCACCAGGATTGGCAGGTCCACCCCAGGGACCATTACCACCTCCACCACCACCTTTAGCAGTTAAAGTTACTGGGCCAACAAAAGTAGTGTCAGTTCCGTTTGCGCCGGCACCACTTGGATCTGTTGTGGGGACAGGAGTAGAAGCTCCTGCCCCACCGCCACCTATTGTAACTGTATATGTTCCCGACGAAAAACTATATCCAGGAACATATACAAGTCCACCAGCACCTCCGCCGCCACCTCCATCAGTACCATCTGTGTTTCTGGTGCCGCCTCCACCACCACCACCAACCATCACCATTTCGATCGAAACTGACTGTCTTAAATCAAAAGTCCCGGGACTAGTAAAAACATGATATACATACCCATTCCCAGGTTCTAATCCAAAAGTGGGAGATTGATTACCTCCAGTTGCTATAATTGCCGGAGCTTTAGATGATGCATCAGTCCCCGTCTTTGCGAGGTAATCTATGAAACTTGCAAGTGGGTTTCCGAGTGCTCTTAATGCCATTTTATAGTTTTTGAGTATTTATATTAAGTAACGGATGGCAACTATTCCTGAACCACCAGATCCACCATCGCCACCACCACCACTACCTGCACCACCACCACCACCAGTATTAGTAGTTCCTGAAGTTCCTGGAGATGGTGTAGGCCAAGTTCCTGCTCCACCAGCGCCCCCGCCGCCAGATCCACCGGGAGCGATTGCAGAAGATCCACCTTGGTGACTAGACCCACCACCTCCGCCAGCAAAGTATCTACCCGGAGCAGGTCCTGGAGTTCCATAAGATGCTGGTAACCAAGTGATTGGAGAACCTATACCACCAACTCCACCCAAACTTGAGTTGGTAGTTCCACCACCGGCACCACCGGCACCTCCTCCACCTCCACCTGCTCTGGGTGATCCGTCTCCGGTATTTCCTACCCCACCAGGATTTCCTTGTGGTGGTGATGTTGGTGGAGTGTTGCCAGTGCCAGCGGGATTATTGACAGTAGTTCCTCCGCCAGATCCACCAGGACTAGTTGGACTTGTGGTATTACTACTAACTCCTCCACCTCCGCCCGTTGAAGTTATTGAGGAAAATGATGAATCAGAACCTCTTGATGCTGGAGTTGATTCTGCAGTTGCACCTGCAGAACCACCACCAACAGTAACTGGATATGAAGTGGCAGTTATGGGGAATCCGGTAGCAGTTCTAAAACCACCAGCTCCACCACCAGCACCGGCATTATCTCCACCTCCACCACCACCAGCAACTACAAGATATTCCACGGAAGAACCTGCAGGAGCAGAAGTTACATCAAATGTTCCAGATGCTGTAAAAATATGAATTCTATAACCACCAGAATCAACTATTGTTCCTCCAGAAGCAGAAATAGGTACTGTGGGTGGAACAGAAGCCCTGTTTCCAGTTCCTAAAAATTTATCTCTAAAACTTGCTCTTGGATTCCCAGATGACCTTACCGACATAATCAGATATCAGTATCGCCATTGACTAGGAAATTAACTGCAGATCCAATACCAGTTCCACCAACATCAGGAGCATTAACTTCTACAACAAGTTTATCCTGATTTGTTAAAGTAATTGGATAGTTTGTTTCGAAAAATGTTGTTTCACTTGGTGCTAAGTCAACTCTTAAAATTCTATGTGCAGTAATTCCGACACCAGTGACAGGAGAAGAAACACTAGAAGGATAGATATAGAGCGAAGTTCTTGCAGTTCCTAGACCAGTATTGTGCATTACAATACTACGAATATAAGTTGTTGATGCGATACCTACCCCACCACCAGTAGAAGTTGTTCCTACAGTTAGGATACCAACAGTATTAATTCCAGTGACTGAAGTTACATTTAAAAGTTTTGTTTTCTTAAGTGTCATTTTACTGCCCTTTTTGGTATTTAGAAGAAGAGACTTGAAGTAATATCAAGAGATGCAACTCCACCACCGCCACCACCACCTTGAATACTAATATCTACTGTTTTACCATTCACAGAAAAAGTATTACCAACACCAATAAAATTGAGGGTAGTGATGCCATATCCAATATTAATTCCGGCAGAATTAATACCAATTCCAGAAATTAATCTACCATCAACAGAAGTTACAATTCCTGAAAAGTTAGCAGATCCATCACCAGAAAGAGTTGCTGCTATACCTGTCGGTTGTCCAATAAAAATACCGCTTCTAGCAGTTATAATTCCGATAGAATCAACGTTTGTTACATCATCATAAGTTAGTGTTCCTGCAATCGAAACATTTCCCGTAAAAGTTCCATTAACTGCAGTTATACTATTTGCAGTCAAGCTTCCACTATAAACTGCAGAAGAACCGCTAGTAACACCAACAACAGTTAGTTTACCACCAACAGTTAAATTTCCAGGAGCAGTATCAATTGTTGCAACATTAAATGCTTTATAAGCAACTAACTCTAAAACATCTCCGTTTTGAGCAGCACTTGTAAGACCAACAATTGAAGAATCGGATGCAATATAATCTTGACCTTCAATTAATCTTACTCCATTTAGATATGCATCAAGATATCCAATCGTATATCCAGATGCAAAAGTAAAATTAGTTTGAACGCCGGTTGGAGAAAATACTTGTCTTGCTACAATTACTGACGAATCACCCGGTGCTCTTCCGATATAACCGTTACGATCTGCCATGTCACGCCACCCCTGTAAGAATACTAAGGTTTACATCAATACCATTTGCAGTGTCACAATAAATTCTTAATGCATCATTACCCTCTAAAAGAGTCTTTCCTGTATCAGAAATAACAAAAGAACTGCCAGCAGGAACAGGAATTTTACTTGCAATCGCAGCACTAATTCCCGCGCTATTATCATAAACTTCAACAGTCAAATTGACCTGATTGCCCGTATTATTTGCAAATGTTCCGCCTATCAAGATACTCTTTGTTGCTGATGGTGAAGTGTATGCTGTGGTTACACCCAAGAATTTCACAACCTGACTTGCTGCTGCTGCCGTGTTAGTTGAATTTCTATCTACGGTAACTTCTCCAGTACCAATCGTAGAAACTTTAGTTCCTGCAATAAAGTTTCCATTATCTACTAAATCACCAATAGAGACCAGAGAAGTAGATATTCCAGATATGAGATTTGTAGTAATACCAACAGATCCTGCAGAACTAGTTGTTACAATTCCTGCTGCTCTTGTTAGTGCGTTTGAAAATGATTCTGCCATTTTTCTTTATATGTTAAGAGTATTTATCAACCGCCAAGGGCGATTGCAAGTCCAAGTGAAACACCTGGAGTAATTGTAACAATTGCACTTGTTCCAGCAGCAACAACATTTACACTTGTTCCTGTAGTTGATGCAAAATAAATTTCAGTAACACCAGAACCAACAAAAGTTGATTCTGACCCAACACCAATTGTTGCAGTTAAACCAGTTGCAATGCCTGATAATTTAGACCCATCACCATAATAAGTAACAATGCCAGTTACTGCGGTAATAATTCCAGAAGAAATTTTAACATTTCCTACGGTCACACTATTAGCGATACTAACATTATTAACAAATGCTGCATCGCTAACAGCAAGTCCTACAACTTTATTACCACTTGCACTGTTAACTTGACTTGCGCCAATAGTTCCTTGAAATGCTACATTTCCAGTTGTATCATAAACATAGAATGCATTAGTTCCATTTGGTGACTGATAATAACCACTCGTTGGTCTAAAAGAAGTACCTGTTATAATTCCAGTTACTTTCAATCCATCCCGAATAGAAACATAATCTTGAAATGTTGAGAATCCAACAAAAGTCGAAACTCCAGTTCCACCGTCAGCACCAACGTATAAACTATTTTGAATTCTTAAATCTTGAACTGTTGCGTCATCAAAAGTAATATCATCAACATTAATATCTCCAGTAATTCTTACGTCACCTTGAACGTAAAGTGCTGTTTGACCTGTTGATACCGGAGATCTAATATCAAGAAGATATCCAGGCAGATTAGTACCTATACCAACAGACCCACCAATACCAAGTGCGGTAAATACTGAACCTTGACTACCTACGTGTAATGTGTCTGAAACTGTGGAATATCCTGATATTACAATATCAGTAGCAGCGATTCCACCTCTAACATCTAATTTTGATCTTGGATTTGTACTACCAATACCAACTCTGTTTGAAACAGCATTCGCTAATACTAGATCGGTATATACCTCTAATCCATTCTTAACGACAAAATTCTTATTGATAGACACGGTTCACTATCCCCGATACTTTTTATTATTTATATACTACACTAATCTTATAATAACTCTGGGATTTCCAGTGTTTCCCCCCTGTTGAGTAGAAACAACAGTTACAGATCCATCTGTATATCCACTTGCTCCGCCTCCGCCTCCTCCACCATTACCACCATTACCGCCAGTTGCTCCTGCACCACCATTACCACCACCATTTAAACCAAGACCAGCAGTTTGTCTAATTCCACCACCGCTCTTAAATCCACGATTTATAAAAGCTGTGTTTGTGAATAGAGTTCCTGGGGATAATTTAAATTGAATAGAAGTACCAAGATCGTCGCAAGGACCTATTCCAGGAGGTCTGTTTGCTCCACCTGTTGGACAAGGAAGACATCTCCCCCCTAGTGGAGATGTTGCTCTAGGACTATAAATTGACGCAGATCCAAAAATACCAGTTGATGGTAGAGTTCCTGCGGAATAAAGAACTCCGCCAGCGCCACCGCCAGATCCAAATCCATTTCCACCACCAACATTTATTCCACCACCAAAACCTCCATTTCCAGAGGTTCCCGCATTTCCACCAGCACCAACACAAGCAATCAATCTTCCTTTTCTATAGAGAAACTGACCTGCTTCAGCAATTGTTACTGATGAAAAAGTTCCCTCTTTAAACATCTGGTTAAAAACAAACTCTTCATTTTGTCTCATAGTAAATCTAATTCTCGAAAATCCACCCTCTCCACCAACGAATGATCCATTATTAAGACCCTTTCTCGCATAGATATCCATCTCAACAGTTATATCTTTTTCTGGTGCATAAAATGATAATAGTGAAAAATTATTAAACGAATCAGCATCAATCGTTACTTCACCTTGAGAGAACAAGTTCCAAGAAGACAAAGTTGCAGTTGATTCTGTAACAGTTGCTTCTGTAGAAGATATGGATTCAAAGTTAATAATATTTCTTGCAGTAACAACATTAAACGCAGCAGCTCTTGAAAGTAATGGTGAATTACAAGAAGTGGGATGACTTATTCTAACTTGAACTGTATTAACTCCAACCGTTGAAGAAGATATTGAAAGTGATGTTGAAGCAGAACCAGACACAGTTGGACTATCACTTAAGTCAACACCATTTAATAACCACCGATAAGATAATGAACCTTGTGTATAGTCAGTTGAATTTGCCGTTACTTCAAATTTTTGTGATAGTGATACTGCGGTTTCAAGATCATCTGGTTGATTGGTAATACTAATTGTTGGATTAACGGTAACAGTAACTGAATTAGAATCTAAGGTATCATTAAGTGCATTACCAGTTGATTTTCCAATTGAATATGCAGATGGTGTATAATCTGCTCTTAAGAAATACTGTTTTGAACTATCAGTTGGACTTACCAAATTAGAAAGTGTCAGGACTGTCGTTGCTGTTCCAGTAATATTAACTGAATCAGTTAAAGGACCAACCCCAACTTCATACCAACGATATGCTATAGATCCACTATTTTGTGCTGGATTTGTAGGAGATTGAGTTGGAAAAGTTGCAGTTGCAAACCCAGTTAGAACTGCAGTACCTCCATCGCATACACTTGTAGAAATTGGTTGAAGAGTATTTGAACCCGTGAAAGAAAGTACAGGTCCATTTAATTCTATTGTGGTTGGAATGCTTGCAAAATACTGGAATCCTATCATGCGAAGTTTTGTCCTCCAACAACACCATAGAGAGTTGATCCACTATCAAATGTTTTGAACGAATATATGTCAGTTTTATTTGCAATAGTGGTAACATTTGGAACAACACCACCACCAGGCCAGTAAACAGGAATAGTTGCACCACTCTGTGCCTTAAATGTATCTATGCCAACAGAATAACCCGTAGAATCTTGCGTAATCTTAATTGTAAATGCAGTTGAACCTGATGGTGGATTAAGAACTGTAAATTGATTTACAGCACTTGTAACTGTCAGTTCAAACGACTGTGCCTTTGCCAAGTCAACATTAACATTATTCGAAGATATTGTTAACGTTTCAACATTTTCTGAGTAAGTTTTAAACCTAGTGTGCCCTTCGACATCAAATTTTGCTCTTGGCGCAGTCGTTCCAATACCAACTAATTGACCAGATGTTGTTGTAATTACTGTTCCACCAGTTCCTACAGAAAGAATTGCAGCAGTAACTATACCTGCATTAACACTTCCAGTTCCACCTCTTAGGTTATAGGAGGTGGCAGTCAACATTCCACCAACTGTTAGATCTGCAGTCGTTGTAAATCCAACAAGAACAGTTTTATTATTAACATACAACCCAGTAGTTGCAGTTCCTGGTGAACCAACTTCAAGAGTATAATTTGGAATAGAGGTTCCAATACCAACTCTTCCTAATGTTGAATTGTAAATACCAGTCCCAAGACCAGCAGCAACACTTGTCCAACCACTAGCAGCAAGATTTAAGTTTGTTAAACCCGATCCATCACCCGAGAATGATAATGCTGTTACAGTTCCACCAATATTAACATTACCTTGAACATTTAATTTAAATAGATTTGCAGTTGTTCCAATACCTACACCAGTTCCATCAATACAGAATAAGGTTGTTCCAGATCCAACTTTAAATGTGCAATCTCCAGGAGAAGTGGTTGCAATTCCAACTTTATCAAATAGACCAACATTTAAATTAACATCACCACTTATTGGACCAAAACGATACCAATCATTATCAGTAGTATAAACCCATCCAAGATAACCACCTTTTTGTGGGTTTGCATAGTAAACTACATCTCCTGGGTTTCCAGAAAGAGATGGAACTGCACTTCCTACAGTATAATTTCTAGAAATTGTTGCATCACCTTGAAGATATAAAGAGTTTGCCTCTATACCCTCTTCAGAAGTTGATGTTAATTTCTTACTGAAAATAACAGGACCGTTAAATTCTGATAAAGATTTGCTATCTGGACCACCTTCAATACGAATTGAGCGACTAAATGTTCCCTCAACCGGATTAATAACATTTAGAGATGCAATATTACTGATATCCTCTCCAGTAATCGTTTGAATTGGAGTATCAAATATTTCCTCTTGACCAGTAACTGTGCTTAATTTTTTATTACCTGAATATGAAATACCACGGTCATTCATTCCAGTATAGAAGTTAATTCCACCCTCTTTTCTGGTTGATTGTGCAAGGAGTTCTTCCTGTGCAGAAATCTGACGATCTTGTTTATCTGGAAATGCGGTTGAATAGTTACCAGGACCAAATCCAACATATTCAAAAGTATGTCCAGAAGCACGCGAAATAGAGTGTCTTCTGAGTTCAATTGGATTGACAGATACTCTTCTGACTAGAGAACCAAAAGCGTGTGTTGTTGGTCTAGATCCAAGAACACCACGGAAAACATAAATGGGGTTAGCAGGAGAACTTGGAATTGTGGTTTTAATTCTTACAATTTCATCATCAATCTGCAGATAGTCACCTATCCTTAAATCTAGATTTTCAATATTTAAAATACTAATTTGATCAGTAACTGCATCAGCAATAATTGCTGAAATAGTGGTAGTAATTCCTGCATATGGAATTACCATTCTTCCATTTAGATTTTCATTTTCAACAGTAATTACTCCACCATGTGAAGTTAAACCTTCACGATATGCAAAGAGACTCCCTGTAGCGGCTGGTGCAGTAGTTCCAACTCCAATATTTACCGAGAATGAATTTAAACTAATATTTTGAGTGACAATAAAGTCACCATTATACTGAGATTGATTTGCACCTACAAATTTAACTTTATTATCAACTTTTAGTCCATGAACATTTGAAGTCGTGGCTGTTAAAATACCACTCACTTTATCATAGTTAATTGCACTAATTCGTATAGATTCTCCGGTCAAATAAGCAACAGAATTCTCAGTTATAGTAATACCAATACCAGAAGCAACAACCCCAGAAATAGAAACCGGCGACTCTAAGGTAAATTCTTTATCAGAACCAACAGAAACGTTACTAATTCTATAGACAGTATTATATCCATTGTAAGAGTCTGAAGAAACTCCTGTAATTGCAACAGTATCTCCAACATTATTATAAATGTCAGTTACTGTCACATAAGCTTGAGAGTATCCACTTGTTGTTGCAATACCAACAATTGCTAGTGTATTACCTATTCCATAGGCAGATCCACCATCCATAATTTTAACATCATATATTCCCCCTGATGCATCAAATTTAACCTTGGCAGTTGCGTAAGCACCAGTTGTAGAACCAGCAAAACCTACCAAACGTGCATTATAAGACTCGCCAGCAACACCAGATCCATATCCAGAACCACTATTTGCGATACTAACCTGAGTAATTCTATTCAATCCATGATCAATATTGGTATAAATGGTGTGAGATGTTCCACCGACTGATGTGACGATATTAGTAATACCTACGCCGACATCAGAATCTTTTAGAATCTTAGTAATAGTCTCTTTTGTAATACTTCTGCGAATATCATTAACTACAACTTCACCGATTGTTTTTGAAGCAGCAAATGAAGATGCTTCCTGTGGATCAGATAATGGATTATCACGATTAGTTTGTGGGTACAGTTCTTTAACTGATTGCGAATAATTCTCATCAACAAATGGTGCTACATTTGGTTTGTTTGATGCATTTAAGAGAGTCAGATAGTAAATACCATCTTGCTCACCAAAAATATATCTTTGAGCCTCTTGAATTCTGTATGCAAAATACGTATTCTTATATCTCTTTCTCTTGAAGTATGGAAGAGAAGTATCTCTGGAAGAAGTATCATTTGAGAATGTTCCAGGATTGGTAGAGATACCAACACTAAACTGTTTAGCACTTGAAATTCCAACTACATTATAAGTTCCATTATAACCAGAGTTAAATGTTGCAGAGGTATTGTTTGTACTCTTAATATTTCTAAGTTCTACTTGAGATCCAACAGAAAGATTATGAGGTAGTTCGGTTATGATATTGGCAGTCTGACTTGACCAATTTGCTTCGGCAATAAATCTAAAATTCCTTTGTTGGTTTACGTTGTTGATTGATACGCCATCATTACCAAAATAAGTCTGAATTTCTGCCGTTGTTGCTCCAATTGAAGTATTGGATTCTTGAATGATAAATCCATCACTCGGTGGTCTGCCGACTGCTCCACCAGCAAAAGCAGGAACTACATACCTGACTCTATAAATTGTGTCAACAGCATTTCTGTTATCTGGTTGACGAGTAATAAATGTTCTTGGAGTTGCAGATCCAAGTGAAGTTGTTCCAAGACTTACTAATGATGAATAAATTGTATTATCCGTAGAAGAAGTTGATACATTAATATACCACTGATTTTGTGATGAACTAAATTGAATTGGATGCCCAATATCTCCAGAATTTTTATCAGAAACTCTAGAAACAACTTTAAGAACACCGCCATTATTATTAATTGTTAGAGCATTTGCATTTTGTGCATCACTCTGAGTTTTAGCAATCTTAATTGTTGTATTTGTCGTAAGACCGCTAGTAACATTAGAATCGGTAATAGCGTAATAAACTACATTTGGAGTTAACCCATCAGGAAGATGACCATTATCAGAAATAATTCGGATTGATTCTCCATTTACAAAAGTATGTGCCTGAGTTAAATATACGGTATTATTAGTAATACTATTAATACCCGCAGAACTTCTGTTTACTTGGATTACTTTTTCAGAACTCGTTTGAGTTCCTGGCATTACAATTCTTGCTGTGTATTGATTTACGGAACCACCACTTGCAAGAAGAACATTTAGAGTATCGTTTTCCTTTGCACCGACTCTATATCCCTCAATTACATTTTCAGGTGGTGCGTCAATATTTGTTCTATTGTAAAGATAAAGATGTGCAGTTGATGCAACCCCGACTATCGTCTTCTCAACATCAATAGCATCAAATTCTATTGCGCTAGTTTGAGTATCAATTTCTTTTGGGGGAATAATGTGCGTAATATATCCAATATCATCTTGTGGGAAAGCATTTCTTCTAAATCCAGAAGCAACTAATGCTTTTGCGCCAAAGTTTGAGTTAGAGTTGGTGATCGACATATCACCACCAGACTCAACAACAAAGTGTTCAGCATAACCAATAGCAAATACAGATACGTTCTGAATAAACGCATCATTTACTGCCTTAATGTGGAAGTTTTTATATTCTGGTTTAAATACTGCTCTTGAATTTGTAGATATTGTTTCGTTACCTGCAGTAGTATTGTCATCATATACTCCTGTGTCTTCATTATAAATTACAAATGCTTTATCATCTTTCTGAAGTCCAATACCCGTAAATTGGGCAATAACCATGGACTTGAATCCTTCTGCTTTATCCCCATCTGCAAGCAAACCACACATACCATAAACAGAACGTAAAGATACGTTGAAAATGTATGGAGATGCTGAAGTAACAGTATCTGATGTGAGACTTAAAGTTGCACCAGTTACCGAAGGTAAAGGATTAGTTGGTGCGTTTTGGACTTGATATTGAACTTGAGTATCGCTCAGAACTTCACTTACAACAAATTGCCCATTATATCCACTAGCAGTAATTCCTTGAACACGGAAAGCAGTATCTACGTCTAAACCAGAAACGGGAGTAGTTGTAGTAAGTGTAATTGTCTTTGTCGCTATAACACCATTACCTGAGCGAATACTAGAAATTCCAACAGATTGTCCAGTTGGTCCTACAATTCTATATTCATCAATCTTTGGTTGAATATCAAGACCGCTTGAAGGATAATCTGGTTCAATTTGACGACCACTAGCAGGTCCATAAGCTAAACCAACTTTTTCATAATACATATCCAGATCAGTACGATCTGTAGAATATGCCATAAATGTATCATCGATCGATACATCATTCACACCATCTGCATATTCAAAGCAAGAAAGTTTATGGTGAGAAAAATTGGGAACAAATAGATTATCCGTATAATCTACATAAATTTGACTATTTGGATCCGCATCAAATAAAGAAAACTGCCAAAAATAACATGCACCAGTTACTCTAAAGATACAAGATCTACCAATGTTAGAATTTTCTGGATTTGGTACATATTTTGGTCTAATTTTTGTTTTTCTAAGGTCTAAACCAACTAAAGATGTACCACGAGGTATAATAACTCCACCATGAATACTATTCATTTTATAGAGAGCATTATCAGAAACAGTCAAATCAAAATTAGTTGTTAGATCCCAAGCAGCAAAATTTGAAGAGGTTGTACCATTTCTTAATCTGTAGTTGTTAGTACCATCAGGAATCCATCCTGGACGGTTATCTACAATATGATCACCAGGATAAACAAGAATTGTCGTCTTACCAAATCTATCGTTGTTTAGTCCTATTTGGTATGAAAATCTAGCTGACTCTATAAGTGCTCTTTGAATCGTTTTAAATGGACGTGTTAATGAATTGCCCTGATTTTGAATACTATCAGTAGCATCTATATCATTTGGGTTTACATAAAGAATATTTCCACGTACATTCTTTAGAAAATTATCTAATCTGGAGAGACCCATTTTATTGATTCTTATAGTTTCCGTTATAGATTATTTATCATATGAAAAAGGGTAACCCGTTTCCGAGTTACCCTTTCGCACTTCCTTCACACCAAATTATTTTACCACGATTCCTCTTGCCATGTCAACCTTTCTTTCAGTTTTTTATCAAATACCATCAAGTATCTATGCTTTCTACTTCTTTCTCTCCACTCACCTTCAGCACCTTTTACTTTTCCACGAGAGTGTTTAGTTCCGTCTGAATAGTAGAAATCTTTTTTTCGATCCGTGAGACCATAATACTTAAAGTTGCAAGCACGATAAGTTGTACCAGAATGGAAATCTGAATCAGCATAAGAAAGGATTGCTTTAACTTCAGTATCTTTCCGAAGTTGTCTAATCGCTCGTGACACAAACCAAGAAGTGATGTTATATTCGCGTGACTGCGTACTAGGGTCGATGCAAAGTCTTGAAAGTTCAAATAATCCTTGTTGTTCGTTTCTTTCAAGTCCAAATGCTCCTTTCGCAACTTCAGGTACAGGTAATCCAGTAAATATACAAACTCCTTTCACTCCACCAATATTAAGTGGAGAAAACTCATTCTTTTCAAAAAGACCATAGTTGTAACCAGATTTAAATCCCTTTGAAAAATCTTTGAGGTAATGATACTTGAGCAGAAGTTCCTCTGCTTGTTGTTTCGTTACTTTATCAATATAAAAATCAGTTTTTGCCATCCATCATATATTCTACCGTGTTTGCTACATCATTCATAGCATCTCTCAAATCTGGTTGCTGACCCGATTCTTGTTTTACAATTGGACGAGAATCATCACATAATGTCCAACGCCACTGTTTCATATCTTTACAGTACCAAAGATTAATTTTCATTCTTAAAATGCTCCAAACGTACCCAGTTGAGAAGTGTATTTAACTCATACAACTCTTGCTTATAAGTATCGTACTCTGGATATTCGGACTTATCAGTATTTTCTTCAATAAAAGATATTTCACTTTGTAAAAAATCAGCATAATGTTCAAAGGCAGCAATTGCAAGTTCTCTATCAAGTTGTGAAAGTAATGACATTGGAGTTTTATCTCTTTGATTATCCTATCATAATTTAGTAACTTTGTCCAGCAGCATATCGTTCTCTCCTATAATGTCTTCCTTTACCCATATTTCTTGCTTTGTATGTATCAGTTTGTGAATGGCAATTTGGACAGATAAACCTCAAGTTTTCTGGTCTATTATTATCGGAGTTTCCATCTATATGGTCTATTTCTAAAACAATTGATTTACCATTCCACTCACTTATACTGCAACAAGAGCATTTATATCCATATGTTTCAGTTAAATATCTTCTAAAAAAATCTCTTGTTTTTGTTTCATATTCACCTTTTATCCAGTTTTCTAATCTTTGATTGTAGAGATATGTTTGTTGACATTTAAGAGAACAATACTTTGAAGCTCCTTTATTAATTTCATTTTCACATACTAAACAAGTTTTTTTCTTTTTTCTTTTTGAATTAGAAAATATAGCAGAGCAGGAACTTTTACAAAATTTATTTTCTGTTTTTTTATCATATGGTATAACTTCATTACAAGTCAAACACTTTTTGGGATTTTTATAATATTCCTCTTGTAGTTTTTTAGATTTTTCTTTTGATATTAAAGCACTTCTTTTTCCAGCATCAATTATACGCTGAAATCCTTCCTCTGACCAATTTGGCATAGTTCTACTCTAAATGACGGCACTATTATTTATAATAAAAAGGAGGGACTTTCACCCTCCTCCTGAAGATTGCCGTCATTCAGGTATTATTATTTAGTTAAGCCGAATACCGGGATCAAACCGATGACATCCATATTACAAGTATGGCGTTCTATCACTGAACTAATTCGGCAAATTAATCAACAGGCAACATTTCTGGATTTTCCAGATCTAATTCAAACATTAGAGGATGACATTCTTCTAATAAAAGATAATAAGAACATTGATACAAATCCTCTGGTTCGTATCGTCTTTCGTTGTCTGCTATTTCTATTAAACTTAGATCATAAAGACCATCATCAGGAACATCATCAAAAGTAAAAGGAATTTGGTTTATAAAATACATCAGAACTATTTGAGTTCCTCTATTATACCAGACGTATCGGGCATCAATTCTGTATTTCATAGGAATGTTCCTATTACTTTTGAATATTTAGAGGTTGAACCTCATAGGCGTGGTGGGATTCGAACCCACACTTTATTGATTTTAAGTCAATTTTCTCTGCCGGTTGGAATACACGCCCAATAAAACTTACGCTTGGTAAGTACTAGGATTATACTTGAGAAACTCCCAGAATGTCAACTTCATTTCTTTTTGTGACATTCCGCAGTGTTTTGCTGCTTGAGGAAGATTCCATTTAGCACGAAACAAGTTTTCATTTGCTTCCTTCACATTCTCTGGTGTTGTTTTCACTGTTTCTTGTTTCAGTGCTTTGTAGTTAATGCGATAAGGATTCATTTTGAAAAAAGTATCGTGTAAGAATTTTTACCGGGATTTTTTTCGACCAAAAATGGAATTAAAAGTCGATTTTCCCTCAGAGTGGACTTGCATACGAAAGTGTGTCTTCATCTACTGTGGCACGAACAAAGTCTAGTACATTCATAAACTCTTCTACCGTATCACAGGTCACTTGCTTCTCCGATCCTTCATTGGAATACAAATACACAGTTCGTTTGATGGGATCCACCACGCATCGTTTCAGGTACTCATCTTGCATTCGGTCGTCCGTTGATTACCTAGGTATCATAGCACAGAGAATGGGGGGAGTCAACCCCCGTGTCAGGTGTTCTCAAGAACATTTGATCCAGTAAGAGATCCTGTATTAGTAGTGAATCCAACAGTTACATTACTTACGTTATTCGTAACTTTAACATTTGATGAAGATGTTGAAGTAAAATCAACTAAAGGTAATTGTTTAGAATTTGTGTACATATTATTAGAAATAATACATCTTGTCACAGGAGCTGTAAATTTAATTGCAGAAACATTGCTACTGATCCCACTATTAACCATGGTGTTGCCTACTATTACAACATTTTGGGATACCCCTTCTATTCTTACAGATTCATTTCTAACGAATCTCATTATATTTCCATAAAGATTTAATCCAGTAATTGATGCAGCAACACCAGCACGGAAAACATGAAGAGGTCTTTTTGTTCCTGAGTCACTTTCAAAATTTAAAGGAGGATTTCTTGAAACAACTCCATCAATATTATCACCACCAGCAAATGAATTATGAGTGATAATTGTATCTCTGATGACACCGCTCTTAAAATAAATTAATGGATCTCTTTGGGGTTCTGTCAAATCTGTATGCATTTGGAAGGTATTGCTAGAAATAACAGAGTCACAAATTCCACCAACACCATCACAAAATAGCATTTGACCACCAATATCGCACATATTATCGGTGAAGAGAAGACCTCTAATGGTAACATCTCCAGTCAAATGCAGAATTCTTGCTTTTTGTCCCAAATGAAACAAGTTATCATAAATTCTTGCTTTTCTGTGTCCATAAAATCCACCTTGATTTGGATTTGTCAAACTATCAGGGGCAGAAGTTGTTGTTGGAAACTGAAGAATAATACATGTTCCACCATTTCCATCATCACTGAATGAACATCCACTTACTGATACATTTCTTCCAGAATAGAACACTGCACAATTTCCAGTGTTTGATTCCGTTCCTCTAAATCCACTAAAGTTGCAATTCTCTACACTAGAGTCCATATCAGCTTCATCACTACTGCCATCGATAACAGTTTTATCAAATCTGATCAAAGAAGAATTTAAATCATCAGTGAGATCCATTCCAGTAAAAGTTAGATGATAAAATCTAGTTTTATTTTTGCACCATATTCCAACTTTTCCGGGAGCACCAGTAGGTGTTGTAGATGATGCCAAATAAAACTTAAGATTGACAATTCCCGCAGCAGGTCCAGATCCAAATAGTTTTTTACCGCTTAAACTATTGGTAATTGTCTTTGTAATTTTATATGATCCAGGTGGAACTAAAATATCAGATACGCTAGCATCATCAAATGCTGCTTGGAAAGCGTCACTATCATCTGTTGTACCATCACCAACGGCTCCATAATCAAAAATAGTTCTAAAATAATCACTTAAACCAATCGAAACTTGTCCCTGAGACTGATCAATTGTAATATTATTGCCAGCAACTAAAGAAGTTACAATACCAGATAGTTTATTGCCACTTCCAACAAATGAAGTCGCAGTTACAATCCCAGAAAAAGTAGATCCACTACTTTGTATTGTTACTCCAGACCCAACATTAATACGATTGTTAGATCCATCTAGAGTTATAGAACTAGTACCTATGGTCAGAATTCCAGTAATTCTAGCATCACCTCCAACAACAAGTTGTGTTGTTGCCCCACCAACAACGGTGTTACCAAAAGTGGAAATTCCAGAAGAGGTAATACTTTGAGATACAATTCTTCCAGAAAAGGTAGAAACACCAGAAACTAAAACATTTCCAAGAATAGAGAGTTCTGATGTTGGATTTGTGGTTCCTATACCGACCTTCCCTAAAGTATTAATTCCAGATGTAGTTTTATTCCAATAATTAACTGCAGTAATGGTTGCTATTCCAGATCCTAAAGTTGCATTCAAGTTATTAGTAAAATCAATAGTTGCTGCAGTTCCAATTGGATTTCCAAAAGATTTTATAACGACACCAGTTCCTGTAGCAATAACTCCTGTAAGAGTTGATCCATCTCCATAATAAGACGATGCAGTAACAACTCCAGACACATAGAGATCGCTACTAACACCAACTCCATATTCAGATCCAGTAGTTGATATCCCCTGAATTGTAGTTGATCCCTTTCCAACTAAAGAATCAATAAAAGTATGGTAAATTGTCATTCTATTCTCCCATAATCGTGACCAGAAATTGAATACTGTGAAGAATTTCCAGGATAATCTTTTGCAGAGTTTCCTTCATACTCTACAATCAAAGGTTCACCATCAATTCTTGATGCTTGAATTGTATAGTAGCAATCAATATTAGATGCATTACCAGATTTTATAATAACTCTTTTACCCCATTCTATTTTCTCTACAATTAAGTCTTGAGATGACCCTATTTGAGTTAATGAAACTGTTATACTTTCAGGATCAATAAGACCATTCCAATAATTTGGTAAATCAATAACATTTTTATTAGTTATTCTTCCTCTAAAATAAACTCCAGCTTCAGGACCTTCTAAACAAATATGCCTTAGTCGGCAATTTTCTTTGTTTGGATGTTGGATATCAAAACCTTTCCAGGATTGAACATTAATAGTTCCTTGAAAGTTACCAATTGCTGTTCCATTAATCTGTAAGTTATCAATTTGTGCGTTTCCATGCACCCAAGGTTCACACGCATCAGAAGGATAAGATGCATCACCAGTTACTGACTTAACAATATAGTCATACCTAGTTGATTTTTGACCCCACGTTTGCTGATCAGAGCAATCTGGACTTCCAATCGACTGCGGTACAAATTCAAATCCTGCCATTTTTTACCTCCTAGTTTTTACGAACGTCATAATTCCATCCAACAACAGAATATTCATCATTATTTCCTGGATAATCATCTGGAGTTTTTCCTGGATATTCTGGAATTAATTTCTCACCATCTTTTCTTTCTGCAAAAATATGATAGAAACAATTGATCGGAATTCCACTTCTAGTTTGAAGATACACTTTTTCTTCATCAATTCTTTTTACGATTACATCCTGATGTGCTCCGATTGGAGTTAAAGAAACTGTAATTGACTGAATATCAACGAAATCTTTCCAATATGTTGGGAGAGCAATTTCATTTTTATTTAAAACTCTTCCCCTAATATAAACATCATTTGTCGGAGCCTCTGGACAAGTATGGCGAAGTCTCCATCCCTCTTTTGATGGGTGCTGAATATCAAAATTCTTTTTAGCAGAAAGAATATGAGTTCCACATCTAGACATTACTTCACCTTGGGCTAAAATATTATTCCCAACACTTACATTAGAAGAAACATCAAGATTATCAAATATAGAAGCATCACCAGAAACAACTAAAGAATAAGGTGAGTTATTAACTCCACATATTGCTCCCGGAATTGGTAGAACAACAGAATCTTCATTTTCTGAAGGAGCAACCATTAAACTTCCAATAATTTGAGGAAATTCTGTAGCACTTCCAGTAATTTGTGGACCTTCAACGAAAGCAGAACCCCTTACTTTTGCTTCTCCAATTCCAAGAGCAATTGGAGATCCTGCCCCAACAAAAAGTTGACCACCAACAGCAGTATCATCTAACAAAAATGACATTTTATTCTCCTTATGTTTTTACTTGTTGTTTTTGGAAACTTTTACCACCAACTTTAGAGTCTTTATTAGCAACAGCATCAGTAACTCCTCTAATTACTGCACTATAAATTTTCATTCCAGTATTTGCCGTTATTTGTGCTTGACCAGATGTAATTAATTTATAAGATGAGGAACCAGATATAGTAATATTTTTAGCATCCAACATGATGCCTTCATTAGCTGTACAACGAATATTTCCTTGAGTATTATCGGGTCCTTTAGCAGTAATATCTACATCAAGACCCTCAATTCTAACCCTACCATTAGTTGCTTTAATAATTATATCACCATTTACTGCTTCAAGAAAGAGTGCATTTTGATCCTTCTTTAAATCATACGCACACTGGACTTGAAATGCTCCAGGATTTGTAAAAGTAGTCCATCCTTTTCTTTGACCATCCTTGTCCATAGAAAACTGATGACGACCATCAGATGCTTGAAGCATTACATCAGCAATAACATCCCCTGGTTTATGAATATGACCAAAAGATAATGCACCATGATCATTGCCATAGGTTACAGCAGTATATGTAGATTTTGCTGTTTTGGAATTTTTTGTGTTAGAAGTATTTTGTGGGGTTGCCATTATGTTATCTCATTTATTGTGTTTGGAAGATTGAGACGAGGATCATTACTTGATACATCAGTACCAGATCTCTGAATTGCAGACGGTCTAGTAGTGACACGAGATTGAACACTTTCTTGTAATGTATCGTAAACCTGAATCAATTGTCCTGCTGTCTTATAGTAACCAGCATATCTAACACCATTTTCATAAAAAACTGCACCATAATATGCTCTACCATTTATGTATCCGGTCTGTTTAAGACCAACAAGATCGGTAACTTGTATTAAACTTTCTGGAGGAAGACCTCCGGTAAGTGCTTCAACTGGATCTCTAACTATTTCAAAAACAGGAACAGCAGAAAATCTAACTCCTGTCGGTTGTTCTTCTGGTATGTTTGGTGTACGAACAATAATATCAGGATAAGTTGTAAATCCTATACCAGGAACTTCAACATTTACATTTGTTATTCTACCAAATGGGTCACAAGAATAACTTAATTTTGCTCCATTATCTGGGACAACGATCACCTCATCAAAACCACATCTATAATTTATTCCAGGATCAGTAACAATTATATCTTTAAGTTTTAAAGTTACTGGATACTGTGGAAGTTCTCCAATAGGAGGAACATCCGTTGGAATAACTTGACCTATAGGTGGTGGTGAAGGAGGTGGTATATCCACATATCCATTACCTGGATCAAGAATAATAATGTCAGTAACAACACCTTTTCCACCAGTTTCTTTAGGGCATGGAGGAGCTATTATCACAGCAGAAATTCCCATAGGATTTCCACCTTTCGAATCAATACCTGACCAAGAGGAAAGAGAATCTTGTCTATTTTTAATTTCTTTATTTCTAAGTTTTTGATCCTTTGTTATGACTAAAGATACTCCAGAAGGATTTTTTGAGAAAATGTTCGTAGTGTTAGACACATTGGTCAACCTTATTTCAATATTATGCCTCCCTTCATTTACTTTTACTACAAAAGCATTAGGGTCTGAACTAAAATCAGTAGTTCTTTTAACTCTTTCAGAATCAATACTTAAAGTGGCAATATTATCTGCTTGAAATTTAAATCTATAATCACCAGTCTGAGGAAATTTAACATCTTTCCAAAGCAAAACAAATTCACCATTAATCTTATCGCTTGGTTCATTTATCTTATCAAAAACTTTAGGAGAGACTGAATATTTGTTCATAAAAGAACTCCATCCCCTACCAGTTGGTCCTCCAGTGGTCTGAACATGATGGAATAAAGGTGGACCAATGTAAGTAACTTCAGTTCTTTTTTTAGAGTCTGATGCATCATCTAAAATCTGAGATACGTAACTATCCTCACCGTCCTGAGACTTACCTCCACTATTAGATTGAGATGCCGTGGATATGTTTGGTGCTTTACCACCTTTACCAACAGTAATCTTCAATTTAGTTCCAGACTTTAACCTTATTTCATTTTTGGCAAACGCGCCACCAGATCCACCACTACCTTCTTTATCCCCATCAGTATCAGTATATCCACTTCCGCCACCACCAATACATATTATTTTTACAACGGTAATCTCATCCTTGCCTGGTTTTGATTTTGGAACTTCAAATTTATAAGTACCGGGTTTTACCCATTCATATCTTTTTCCAGTTGAACCAATAACTATTCTTACAGCACCATCACCACCATCGCCACCTTCTTTTCCATTTTTACCACCACCGCCGCCACCGCCAAAGTTACCACCATTCTTTCCGTCACCAGTATCATTTATATTTTCTTCTCCAGGAATTTTTTTACCATCTAAAGTAACACCATTGCCGCCATTACCTTTAAAAGAATAATTCTTTCCAGTATTTGTTCCACCAGGAGATCCAGACCCACCACCTCTTCGACCACCATCATCATCTCCACCAAATTGACCATTACCACCTTCACCAACTATCACTTTACCAACTTTATTTTGTTTTACATTTTCATTGCCACCAAAACCACCACCAGCATGGCATAAAATTTTTGGTTCTTTTGGTTCATTATTATCTGTTTTCTTTTCTACTTGCCAATTTAAAGTACTAAATATAATTTCTTTTATCTCTGATGGTAAAATTATTGGTTCATTATAAATTTCTACAGTTACAGTATGATCTCCTGCTTCTAAAAATATTTTAGAAGATTTTGGTTTTTTTACATTAAAACCATCAAGTTTAGATACTTCAACACCATCAATTAATACTCTACCACTATTGTCTCGTGTCCCTTTGACTGCATAAAAACCACGATATGGTGCATTAAAGGTCCAACTGTTTGTATAAACTATTCCAGAACCATCACTTCCTGGTTCATCTAATGGTTTTACTGGAGATATTGCATAGCGATTCATAAAATCGCTCCACGAATTATTTTTTAGATATCTAACTGGATACCACTTAGAAGAAGAATTTGGAAATCTTGTTGACCAAATTGGATTAGGTGGGCATCTTCCAACTCGTATCGGTGGAATTTCTTGTGGAACTGGAGGTTCTGGAGCATCAATAGTAAGAGCAACACCAAATGGATTCTCATTCCAAGATTTATCAGATTTAACTTCTCTAGTTACAGATACAGCTTCTATGTCTATAGCAAGTGCCATAGGGTTTGCATTTTTTCTTTCAGCAAAAGTAAATGCTCCATCTACACTCTGCTCAACATCTGCACGAATTCTATAATTTCCCTTTTTAAAAAATCTTGTTTCGGTTAAATCTGGAAGTGGTTTACCGACAAACTTATCCTTACCAACTGTATCTTTAACATATCCTCGCTTAGTGATAATGACTTCATCCTCACTTAAACCAGTACCATCGGATCTGAATCCACCAGATTCACGATTGCCAATATAAATTACAACATTATCATCAACAGCAACATTTATTTTATAATTACCATCCACAGGAAACTTGACATTTTGCCATATTATTGTATGCACTCCAGCATAAGGATTTTTTTCTAAATTCTTTGTAGTATCAAATGGACATACACCATATTTGTAAAGTAAGGTGTCTTTAGGATGAGTGACTGGATTTGCTCTCCATAAAGTTCTGTTTGCTTTTTTAATAAAATCTACGGTATTAAAAACCTTTTGATTTTTCAATACAGGAATGTTTAAACCTTTATCATCATTTTCATTAGAATCGGATGCTAAAACTTCAACATAACTATCCTCACCATCCTGAGAACCACCGCCCCTATTAGTTTGAGAAGCTGCAGATATTTTAGGTGCTTTGCCCCCTTTACCAACCACTACTTTTAACATGGTGCCAGATTTTATTTTTTCGGTCGCCTCAGAAAAAGCACCACCGGATCCACCACTACCCTGCTTGTCTCCATCAGTATCAGTATATCCACTTCCACCACCACCAATACAAGTTATTTTTACTGAAGTTACCTCATCCCTATTTGGTTTCGATCTAGGAACCTCTATTTTATATGTTCCAGGTTTTGTATAAGAGATAGATCTTCCAGTAGATCCCCAAGTAATTTTAACAGCACCATCACCACCATCACCACCTTCTTTTCCATTCTGAGCTCCTCCGCCGCCACCACCAAAATTACCACCATTTTTACCATCACCGGTGTCATTTAAATTTTCTTCACCCCTTTTAATGATACCATCTAGGGTTACTCCATTACCACCATTACCTTTAAAAGAATAATTCTTTCCAGCATTTTTACCATTTGGCAATCCTACTCCACCACCTCTTCTGCCGCCATCATCATCTCCACCAAATTGTCCATTACCACCATTACCAATTATTACTTTACCAACTTTATTTTGCTTTATATTTTCATTACCACCAAAACCACCACCTGCATGACATAGAATTTTCGATTTCTCTTCAACTTGTATTTTAAATTTTTGGTTTTCAAACTGAGGTAAATTAACTAAATCAATTCTAATAGAATGAATACCAGCATTTATTGTAGTTGTAAAAGGTAAGACAGCATTATTAAAAGTGGCAAGATCTGCAATTAATAAATTATCAATATAAAGTTTTGCTGAGTTATCACAGAGACCTCTAAAAGTATACTCTCCAGTATATGGAAACTCTTCAGACCATTCAAGAGTAAAAATCTTACCTGAGTTATCACTACCCTTTACATTTGAAGGGGCAACAGGTGATATTGCATACTTATTCATGAACTCGTTCCAGTCCGGAAAAGTTACATCATATGATTGGTAATTTGATTTTCCAGAGTCACTAATTTTTATTGGACTTCTTTTTCTAGTAGTCCAAAAGGGATTTTTTAATTTAGTAATAGACTTTTGATACTTATCAATCTCTTTAGCAATTGGATCTTCACCCAAACTAAAATATTCATCAGGATTCCACTTACCTAAATTTTCTCCATTAGGTCCCCAATATGTTGGATTTAAATCTTCATCTTCTAGAATCTTATATTCTTCAAAATCTTCTTCAGCATCAAACTCTTCAGTAACTGTTGCAATATTACCGATAACAGATTCTAATCTAGAACCATTACCTCTTTTACTATCATCCTTCAGGGCAACAAAAGGTGGAGTTTTATATCCATGACCTCCACGTATAAGGTCTACAGCAAGAAGAGAACCATCACTAATAACAGGATTGCCTACAGCACCTATTCCAGATCCACCCCAAAATTGTATTCTTGGCTTTGATTTTTTTAATTTTGATATTTTATCTTGCTCTGATATTCCTCCTCCAGTTCCTCCAATACCACCAGTTCCTCCAATACCACCAGTTCCTCTAGTAGCACCTATGTCACTTACACCTTGCAGCAAGTTAGTATCATTAGGATCATCATATATTGTTGGGTCGGAATTACAGGGTATTGTGCGAAGTAAATCATTTGGAGTGAGTAAATTTACTTCATTGATGTTTAAATATCTTATATTTCTATCACCATCTTCAAATAAAAAAACAGTACCTGGATTTAATTCTGCATATTTATTTGCATCATTTATACTTACACTACTAACATACCCTCTTGTTGGATCAATATACCCAACAGTAATAGCAGAACTTGGTGTAGGTCCAAATAAAGTGCTTCCAGACATTCTCGATTATTTACCTGTTTTTTTCCTTGTTCACTTGTTGATATTTATTAGAAAAGTTGTAACGCTGTTTCTTGTTCCGCTAGTGATGTTGTCTCGGCATTAGACTCTCCAACTTTTAGATCTGCGGTATCTCTCGCCGGAGTTGCAAAAGGAATTTCCGTCGTAGGTGTAGCAGGTTTTGGATTTTCTGCTTGAACTGCAACAGAAGTATTGTTTGGTTCCTCTGGTTGTTCAGTTGCTCCACCACCATTTTGTAAAGTATGATGGTCATTAGCAGGACAAGATGGATCATCATCACAAGTAAAGAATGAAACAATAGCATTAATAAATCCAAGAGCACTTGTTAGGTTGCCAGTAATACCACCAATTAAAGAAGTTGCTTGACTTAAGACGGAAGTTGCGGCATTAGTTGCATTTGAAGCCACACTTGCTGCTGGATTAATTTGTCCACTAATTAGAGTGGAAAGATTTCCTGCCAGAGAATCTCCACTTAATGCACCAGTTACAGCATTCAATCCCAATCCACCTCCAAGTTGACTAATCGTTGTTAAGTTATCGGATATAAAATTACTAATTGGTGCAATTGCTTTATCAATCTCAGAAGTTAAATCTGGTAATGTATTTCCTAAGACATTACCAGTCAGTTGTTCAACACTACAAATAGGAGTTACTGGAAAACTATTTGGAACGGGAGAAAGTTGTCTTATAGTATTCCCTGTTGGATCTGCTGGGTCTTGAAACAACTCACCCAAAAATTTACCAATTAACCCAGTTAATGTACCAATAATTTTATTAAAAACACAAGATAGAGTATCAGTTGCTCTATCCTTTAAATCCATCAATTGATTTCTTTGATTAGGAAACAATTTATCAATAGTTGGTGCCACCCTAGCATTTAATTCTTTTAAAACATATCCTCTAACTTGGTCAAAAATACTCTTCATAAATGCAGATATTTGTGAACTTGCATTATCAATTAAATTCTGAACATTTGATAGTTTATTTGATACTGCATCAATATATGACGTAGCAGCCTGTTGAATTTTATTAATATCATTTGTTAGATTTTCAATTGCAACTTGAATATTTTTAAGATCGCTTTTTTGATCTTTACAAGGACTTGATAGTGTTGTCTTCTTAATGTAAAGATCGTTTCTGATTACATCAGCTGCTGTCAGTAAGTGAACTCCCGCAACATCTTCCCAAGTTGTTCCAGGAACATTTGGAGAAATGGGTGATTGTTTTTCTGCTGCTTCTTGTTTTGTAGCTGCGACAGTTGCTTCAGCGATCAAACGCTCTCTTGCCTCTCCAGTTAAACCTAACTTATCTGCTTCTGTTCTGGCAGATTGAGCAGCTGCCAACTCTCTTGAAGTTGGCGGTCTAGAAGGATCTCTTCCATATTTATCCAATACAACTCCAGGTTTCAACGATGTTGATGGTGTTCCTGGGGGAGTTGGTTTCTCCGTCTTTAAAGAATTATCTGGTGGTTTAATATTTGGATCTGGATTTGTTCCCTGAGCAAATCCACTAGTTGGTCCATAGTTAGATTTATCATTACCAATAGTAGTTCCAAGGGGAGTTTGTGGATTATTACCCAACACACCCATAATGACAGGGTTTTGTGCATCTGCCCCATCAAGAAAGAATCCAAACACAAACATTCCTTGCCTTAGGTTTGGAGTTTGTCCTGCCTTTGCTTGTCCACCACCACCCGTGATGGGATACATAACCTGAGCCCAGGGCAATTGGTCTGAAGGAATGGTCGCTTCCTCTCTATCATGATAACCGATGATTCTAACTTTGTATCGGTATCCCCATCCCGGAATTTGATTTACACTTGGAACTTTAGACGCAGATATATTATCTCTCCAAGTAGAATCGTCAGCAATTTGTCCTATCCACCAGTGGAAACCACCTGCACCTAAAAACCCTTGGTTGAATAAAGTAGCGCCTTCCATCAGTTATCAATTATCATGTATTCTGCATTCAGGAGCATCTGGATTTTCATCACAAAACATTTCTAAAGGAGTAGGATCATGATCGTCATTGGGATGATTATCCTTATACTTTTGCAAAGAATTTAATTCACTTTCCAAATGTCTGCGCCTCTGCCCGCTTGTGTTTGGATTATCAATTTCACTCATATCATTATTAATATGATCCTGAATTGTTTTATTGTTCATAGTGGTATTGATCCTGAGGTATGATTACCAGTTCTGCCTAGAGAATCTCTAACCAAATTTAATTTAGTATAAGTTTCTGCTGGAGAAATGTAATGGCAAAGATCTGCTATAATATATAGACCACCATACTGAGTATTTATTTGTTCATCAGATGCTTCAAGTGATTTAGAGTCAATAAAGATAGCATCACCTGCGTGTAAAGAAAAATCTCCAGGTATTGTAATAGTACTTTGAACCGAAAACAACTGATTATATCTCATTATTGATTGGTTCAAAATATTTTTTGGATCAAAATTTTGCTCTGTAGATTTTTGTATTTGCTGCTGACTGTCACCTGACGGTAAATTTCCTTTATCAATTAGCATATATGTTGTTCTAGAAAACTCTTTGTTCGGACCAGGACGATTAAATTCTGGATTTAAAACAGGCAATTCTTTTCCAGCAAGTTTGAGTGATGCTTCTTTGTCTTTTGCATTTGGTGTGATTACTTCATAATAACAATTAAAAGGATCAAACAAAATTGTTCTTGTCGAAAAAGCACCTATTTTTAACTTCTCATAAACATCAACTCTATTATCAACATCATATTCCAATATTTTACCATCATATCCTGCAGGTATATTGTCTCCTCTAGAGTCTGGTGTTTGATTAAAGATCAAAGACTTTTTCTTTTCTTGTGCCAGTAATCCATCAATTGATTTAAATTTAAATCCCTCCGATGTCTCATACAGAAAGAATCCTGCAGTATTTCCTTGTGCTTGGGAGATATTTGGAACTGCTTTTTTTGATAACCAAACACCAGCATATAGTGGTTTTCTATTATTTCCTATGAAGTTATAATTGTTTGAAGTTTCTTCAATATCAATTGGTTTTTGTATTGAAAGGTAATTTTGATCCGTAAAAATTCTTCTTATATGATCTGATATTTTTCCATCAAATCTATTATTTAATCTAACCTTTTCGTTAAGAATAAGTTCTCTAGAAACTAAGTCAAGTGCAACTAAAGATTTAGTAGTTTCATTAACAAGTGGTGTAATTTTATTGACGTACATCACTAAAGTTAATGTTACATCATTATTATCCTTGAATTTAATTTCAACTTTTTCCTCACCAACTAAAGGCAATCCATCAACAATAGTTTTTCCATCAACCACCTTACCAGTATCTGCGAAAACAACAGATGCTCTTAGTGTTGGTCGCATAATACTTTCAAAATATTCCAATCTAACAATACCATTAGCAATTCCAATCTTTTTACTTTGATCCTTATTAGAGTAAACATTTATATACTCTATAAAAGAACTTTCTGCTGCTCTTGAAATTAGTGGTGTTGTCATTATTTTATTCCTCTTCTTTTTATTTACCCAATCATATCCAAGGATTCAAAAGGATCGTGATATCCACCACTATCAATAACAACAACAGATGGAGATTGATCTTGATAATATTCTCCATAAGAAGAATGACCTATACCATCATCAACTACAACAATTTCATCATTAAAATTAACATCATAAGGTGCATATTGTCGGATTGCCTCAATCACACTTTTTCTATTACTTGCTTGGTTAATAGCAAGTAACATATTCTTAACTTGAGGGTCTGATACTGTACTGTTGTTATCAATAACAATCTCTTTTCCTTTTTCACCAATCATAGCAAGATGTGGACCATCTAAAGTTTCTCCTCCTTTTTCATATGCTTTATAACCACCTTCTTGCGGAGCAACTTTTCCACTTTCATCATATCTAGCGTGAGCAACAAATGAGTTAGATCCAACAATGTCTGCACTTACACCAAATCCATTTGGACGATACTTCATTCCTGTTGTCTTGAGTGGAAATGGAACTGGTTTTTCAAAATCAACTTGTAAGTCTATACCACCGGCGGATCCAGAAGCAGTATGTGCTTGTTGTGCAGATGCAACTTCATTTCCAGATTTGTAATAAACACCTCTTCTACCATCATATACTTTACTACCTTTACCTAAAAAATAACTGATTGCTTGTTTTGCTGTGGCTTGGGCATCTCCAAAATATTGTCTTTGCAATATTGTACCTTTTGCCTGACTTCCCGGACCAATATGAAAATGAACACCTTCAGATGCACCAGAGTTTCCTTGTATGAAGTTTCCTCCACCCATCATTCCCCCTTGCCCTGGAGCTCCGCCGCCCATAACAACAATATCTCCAAGTTGTGGAGCACTTGCAGGTCCTGGATTTTTTGCTCCATATGCTTTTGCTGCAGGTCCAACAAACCAACCAAAGAAATTATTTGGAGTATTAGTTGTTCTCTGAACATCTTCAGCTCCTTTCTTATTACCACCTCCCATAAAATCAGTTCTTCCACCAACAAATTTCCTTGCTTCTTCTTGATACTTTGAATTTCTTAACGCTGCTGCAGTTTTTTGTAAGTCCGCCTGAGAAATTCCCGTAGCTGCTGAAGCACTTGCAAGATCTTTAATAGCGTGCCATTCTGGATTTGGTATTCCAGATTTACCCCTTCTTGGATACTTCCAAGTTGGTTCATATTGCCCTTCTCTTAATACAAGTTCTTTAATTGTTTTTCCACCATATATTCCCGAAGCAACTCTATTATAAATTGATTGGGCAACATCAGCAGATCCTTGAGGATCAGAATCCTCCATTCTCGCAATTGCTACGAGTGTCCAAAAATCTGCGTTTCCTCCAGTAACAGTTCCGCCAGGGCCAACATCTAAATTTGGATCCGAAGCACCACTATAACTGGATTGGTCCCGAGTTCCCTTTTTTCCATCAATACTCTTTTTATTAGCATTTTCTTTTATCTCTCTTAGAGTCCTTTGAGAATTAGATTCGGTAGAATCTTTAAAAGTTGCAGCAACCCATTTTGTAATATCTCCACCATTCGTTATTGCTTCTAAAGTTTTGGGATCAACAAGTCCACCTTCGGCAAAGGCAGCAGAAACTCCACCAACTATCTGACCCTTATTAATTCCCTCAGCAAATAACAAATTAATGCCCATTCCAACTCTTTCATAATCTTGTTGAGATGGTTTCTGACCTAAAGTTATTTTAGAGGTAATAGCAAGGATTGGTCCAAAGTAATCTGTTTTGCCTAAATTTTTTCCAGTATTTTCAACTGTTTTAAAAGGATTAATTACATCAACTGCTTGTTGAGCCATTTTTAATGGATTAGGAAATAATCCAAATAATTTTTCCTCTCCACCAATATCAGCACCAGGACTACTGAACTCAACCTCAGTTGGTTTTCTTGGTGCCAACTTTCTTTTTCCTTTACCCTTTTTACCTTTTCTACTAAAAGGACCTTTTACACTTCTACTAACACCACCTTTAGTTTCACCCTCACGCGAAACTCTTCCACCACCTGCCATTTTAGATTTTGGCATTAAGGCATCATACAAAGCTCCGCCTACAATATCACCCAAAATACCACCCAATATCGTACCTGCTACTGGAATAGGAATAAGAGTTCCTAAAGCTGCACCTGCGGTTGAACCAATTGCTTTGGCTGCTGCTCTTCCAGGTTTCTCACCCAACGCCAAATTTAATGCAAAATCAATTAATCCACCAACAATAGGAACTCTAGCAAGTCCCTTACCCAAAAATTTAGTAACTCCTTTTGAACCAATCGTTACTTTTGGAGCAGTTCCAGGAAGTCTAAATCTTGGGTTTCCTCCTGCACCAGCAGTTACTTGTGGTCTTTGTCTAAATGGATTTCTAATATCAGGTCTTCCAGTAGCACGTCCTCCAGAAGTAGTTACTCTCGTCTTTCCACCCACACCAGTTCTAGGTTTTGCGGCAGCAGTTCCTTTACCACCTTTACTAATACCAGAACCAGCAACAGCCATTCCTGCAATAATTGCAAGATTTAAAAACTGATTTAGAAGACTTGATAGTTGGTCAAATTGTTTTACCCCACCCTCACCAAAAAGATTTTTTATAAAACCTCTTGTTGCATCGTATGCTTTATATCCCCAGTCAACGAATGTTACAAGTCCATTAAGTATTTTTCCGCCCCAATCAATAACAAAATCAAATGCTGCTCCAGCAAAATTTAAAACACCCTTAAGTTTCGGCAAATGTTCAAGAAGTCTTACTGCAAAATATCCAAGTACCACATTTGTGATAAAGTTTTTTATCCAGTCTAGAAATCCAAGTTTTGGAAGAGATGGAAGTTTACCTGTTGGTTCTTCTTTTTTAGCCTTTTTTTCTAAGGTATCTTCTTTTTTTGCTGCCCTTTCTTTCTCATATGACTTTCTCTTATCATCAACTTGTTTTTTATCAAAGGCAACAGAACCCTTTAGCAACTTGTCTATACTAATAACTTTTACCTGAACTTCAATAATATCATCCTGAACACCATCTTCTTTATACGATTGAATTTCAGAAGATAATTTTTTAATTGCTAATGGTGCTTTTTGTCTTTCTTTATTAGAACCAAGAACCTTTGAAGGAACCATAGTTTTTTTAGCAACTATAGCACTTGATTTTTTTGAAGGTGGTAAAAATTTTTGAGTATTAATTGCCATTTACATCACCTACCTATGAATTCCATACGCTGATGCAGATTTAGTTGCTCCCGATTTATGCTGAGCACTAAATTTTGGTGTTGATTGAGTTGCTGGTTTTGCTCCACCACCTCTTTGTCCACCTCTATATTGATTTAATTTAACAACAGTAACTTTTGGTTTTGGTTTTGCGGGTGGTTTTATAGGAACTTTAGTAGTAGGAGTTGGTTTTGCCACATTTGCTTTGGTTTTTTTTCTATAGTTCAAATCATTTTGAACGTCTTTTAAGTTTCCACCCATTTGCTTCATCATTCTTGCTTGAGCATCAGAAGACATTCTTCGTTTTTGGAAATTCTCTAAAGCATCAACCATTGCAATTTTTTGTTTTTGCATTGAAATTCTCTGATCATTTTGTTTATAACCAGTAGGATTAATTATTCTTCCAAGTGCTTCAAGAGGATTAGTAGTTCCTGTTCCTGCTTGAGGTCCTCTAACATAAACAGGTTTGCCTCCTCTCATTGCTTTATAACCAACAAAAGGTCTTCCCTTATCATCAGTCATAATTTGAGTTTTAGGCATATCCTTAAAGGACTGTTGCTTCAATCCATAACCACCTTTGATTGCACCACCTTGAAAAGTTTTTGCACCTACACCTGCCAAGATAGTTTTTGCTTGCCTAGACAGAACTTCAGAACCGGTCTCTCCTCCCATAGCAATAACTTTTTGCAATACACCACCAAAACTCTTTTGGAATCTTTCTTCTTTATCAACAAGTTCTCTTAATTTTTCTACTCTATTTGCAAGTTTTTCTGGAGATTCTTTTCTTGCTTTTTCAATAGTAGAAGCAAGTCTCTTTGCCTCTAGATAATCCAATCCACTTTGAACCAGATAACTCAATAATAGTTCTACTCCTAGAGATTTTAAATTACCAAATCCACCAGGAACTCTCATATTAGTCCTTATCTGTGGAACAGAAAGTCCACCAGTTACTCCAGTTCTAGCAAGACCACCACCAGTATAAGGAACAATAGCACTACTTGCAGGTATTGGTGCTCTTACATTCTGTGCTGCTTTTGCTGCTGCTCTCATAGCATTAGCACTTGATTGCCCTGCAGAAGGAAGCATTCTGCTTGGGTCAATTCTTGTTACTTTTGGTTTTGGTCTTGTCGATGTAGTTGTTCTCCTATCCAACATTCGAGAATCAACTCTACTACTCATCATTTTTTCAAATTCTTTACCTACACCAAAATGCTGTTGATAAATTCTTTGCAATCCTTTGAAGGTTTTTTCATCAGCACCTTCACTAAATTTACTAAATTGACCTTGTTGAAATCTACTAAATTCTTTATCTCCCAATAAATCCCTAACATCTGGAACTTGATTTCCAGCAGCACTCACAATCTTTGCAGCTTCTTCTTTACTTTTAACTCCCAAAAGTTTTCTTAAGTTTGCATTTTCCCCAGTCATTTCATTGATGGTTGCCGGTCTCATCTTGACCTTATCCTTCATATAATCACCAATATATCCACCACCAGCAGCATAAGTAGTTCCACTCATTACTTTAGGTTTATTTGTTCCACCACCAGCAGCGTTCATTGCAGCCAATGTATCTGCGCCATACATTTGAACTGCACCACGAGACATTACAAATTCGCCATCACTAAGCATGGCAGGAACTTTATCTACACCTTTTTCTCCACTTACAAACCCGCCAGCGAGTCCGCCACCACTAAACATAGCTCCAGGAACTGGTGCAACTATACTTTGATTCTGTTGCCCAACTGTTAATTCCTGTTTAGCAAAAAATCCCCCAAGTTTTTGATACCAAGGAGCATTTTTATCTTCTTCCGTTTTCTTTACACTTTCTCTTTGCTTTTCTAACTCCGGTTTTAATTTTTCCCTTTCTCCAGTTCTTGCTAATGTTCCAGCAACAGAGGTTCCAACTACTAAAGCCGCTAGTGGATTCTTTGCAATAAGACCAAGAAGTCTGGGTATTGCAACCTTTCCTATTTGAAATATAAATCTACTCAGTAATCCAACCGTACCTCTTATAAATCTACCAAATGTAGTTCCAAATAAAATATAAGATCCAAGAAGAGCAGGCCACCAATCTCCAATAAATCTCAAAATAGATTTAATTTTATTTGCGTTCTGAGGGTCTGCTAACCACTCAAGTAATTTGATTACTACTCTACCAAGAAAAATTTGCACAAAGAAATTAATAATTTTATCAAGAATTCCTTTTACTGGTGCAATAATTTTACTCGCTATTTTTTTAAGAGTATCAAATCTTTTTTCTAACTTCGATTCTGCAGTATCTCTCTTTTCTCTTTCCTTTTTCTTTCTCTCAAATTCAGCATCTTTTTGTTTGGTTTTATTCTGGTTTGTTAAACTTTCCAGAATTGAATTTAAAGAGTCTTTTATGGTTACTAAAGAGTTTTCTAAAGATTTAGATTCATCCTTCTTTAGAGTTTCTTGTTTATATAAAGAAGATTCGGGTCTTTTAATAATTGCAGAAACTCCTGTCCCACCAAGAAGAGCCTTTGGAACAAAGTCTTCTGGTTTTTTAACTCCAAAACTTTCTGCAGTTATTTTAGTTTTTTTAATTTTTAATTTTTCTTTTGTATCTTTTTGCTCCCTAACTCTTTTCTTTTCATTCGAAAGAATTGCAAGATCTTCTTGACTTAATTTATCTACACCAAAAGCACTTTTTTGTATTCTTTCTTGTAAAAGTTGATAATATTCATCCGCAGGTATGTCAACTCTATCCTCAAGCCCAAGGAGACTTAAAATTTTATCATCTACAATCTCATTGGGGTTAGAGGAAATTGGCATTTTCTTGATCGTGCTTTAATTTTTCGTCCTCAAGATGTTGTTGCAAAAGAGTAACATAAATGTCTCTTTCCCAAGGAATCATATTTTCTATCTCCGTTAATGAATATTTATGATACTGCATTAAGGAAAAATTTAAACGAAAATAATTTTCAAGATCCATATGGATCATGCCTACACGAAAAAACTTGATAGACCCTCAAGCACGACTTCGCTTTCAACATCAGTGGATGGATTTTTAACTTGAATTGTATGAGAAAGTTTTGGCATAGTCTCAAAGAATGTTTCAATCTGCTTGAATTGAGAAGAGTTCATCTGCTCTAGAAATTCATTCAATTCTTTTTTAGTAACATCTGCAGAAGACCAAACTTCATCTTCAGTATAAATTTTATCAATACAACTTGCAATTAGATCAAACGATTGATCCATAGCATTTTTATCATTAAAATCAAAATTATTTTTAATGAATTGATCTAAAGATGGATATCTCATTTCCATCATAATATTATCATCAACTTTAATTCTATTCGTATGATCTTCGTTCTTCTGAACTTTAATTGAATCAATATCAATTTTTATCGGGACTTGGGTTTCTCCGTCATCTGGGCAAATAATATTAACTTCCAATTCTTCCCCAACAGACTTACCTCTAATGTTAAGGAAAAGATATTCTATATCAAACGTAGGAAGTGCTTCTACTTTTATATTCTTAGTGAGAATGCAGTTCTTAATGACAGTTTTAATAGCAGTAGTAATTTGTTTAGTATCTTCACTCTCTAAAGCAATTACTAGTACCTTCTCTTCTTTTACCAGAAAAGGTCTATATTGAACTGTTTCTCCTGTTGATGGCAATTCAAGTTCATAAATTGGTGTAGAAATCTTAGGTAATGGCATAATGTCCTATAGAAAATTTCAGGTGTGATTATTTATCATCTTCCACCAAAAGGTGCGATAGGTCCTACATTTCTTCCGACATAAGGAAGACCAGATTCCACAGGTCTTTGATTGGAATTTATAGCACCAATAATCTCATCACCTTCATATTGCTGAATACTATTACCAGAAGATAAAGCATTAGATATTGATAATCCTCCTGTAGTATCAATTCCAAATTCTGAATTAATGAATGCGGAGTTAGAATTAAAAGTTCCCTGCTGAAGAGGAGTAGTTAAATTAGATCCAAGAGTTGCTTGAGGGGATATGGATTGTGGTGCGGGAGAACCTGGTAAACTTTCGATGAAGTACCTAGTATAGTTAAATGAAACAGTACACTTTAAAAGAGATGAGGTTTCATAAGAAACTGGCATCGATGTAATACTAATTGGATATGCCTTCATAAAAGTGTAAACTAGTTTGGATCCATTATAGAAATTATTATAACCAGTTTTTTCAAATTTAGTAATACTAAATTCTGTTTGATATTCTTGAGGATATCTAACTGTGTAAAAATAATTTGGACTTCTTAATCCCAATCTACCATCAGATCCTGCAGAAATACTTTCAGAAACAATATACTTTATCCAAGTTTCAAAAAATGTTATGACAGTATAATTAGTGTCAACATAAAAAGTTAAATCAATTCTATCGTCATATATTCGTCTATAAGCATGTCGCTCTGTTACTCCAGTGTAATCTCCAGTAATTTCATGAGTTGCTAAAGAAGAACCGGGTAAGGTTGCTTCCGAACAAGCAAGTTGTATATTGTCTTGAGATATTGCATAATTAACCCCATTTGCTTGCATTACAGAATTAAAATCACTACTAGTAGGCAAACTTAGGTAAAGCTCATAATGTGATGTAAGAGCAGGACTTAATAATTTACTTTTAACTTCGGCTATAGTTCTTGGACGTGGGTTTGGGGCAACCATTTATAAATAATTTTATCCTTATATATTATGTAGCAGAGATAATGGCAGAGAGTATTAAAAGCAAATACAAACCATCTTATCCAGAAAAATATAAAGGCAATTCAGATAATATTATTTGTAGAAGTAGTTGGGAAAGAAAATTTTGTTACTGGTGTGATCACAATCCAAGTGTAATTTTTTGGGCATCCGAAGAATTTTGTATTCCATATGTCTCTCCAGTAGACAACAAAGTTCATAGATATTTTCCAGATTTCATCATAAAAATTAAAGATAAAAATGATAAAATCAAAACCTATGTTGTTGAAGTAAAACCGGAAAAACAAACAACTCCTCCCCAAAAGAAATCAAGAGTGACAAAATCATACCTTCATGAATGTCGAACTTACGCAGTCAATCAAGCAAAATGGAAAGCAGCAGATGAATTTTGTAAGGATAGACTTCTAGAGTTTAAAGTAATAACAGAAAAAGATTTAGGTATCAAGTAATGGCAAAAGGTTTTGGTCAATATGTACCATCAAAAACTTCAAATAGAATTGAACCAATAAGAAGTAAGATTGACAAGTTGACTGACCCAGAGGATATGATGATAGAAATATTAACTGTGTTGACTGAGAAGAGTTGGATACCAGAAGTAGGAAAATTTTATACGTTCATATATAACCCAAAGACCCCTGATATTGAATATGATCAACATCCATTAATTGCCTGTACAGAAATCCAAAAATGGGGATTTAAAGGTCTAAATTTTCATTGGAGGAAAACTAGAAATTATACATGGGAAGAACTTGCTGGACAACTGCATTTAGTTAGACAAAATGAATTAGATGATCTACTAAGTATTCCATATGAAAAGTTCCGTCTAAATAAATAAAAAATCTTACAAAATGGGTATCCCAGCATTTAGCGGTTGCACAAAAGGATCTTACTGCAGTGACCAAATGGCAACAAAAGTTGGAGACAATCAAACTCAAATTTACCATAGATCAGTAACGACTTTAACTGGCACAGGACCAGCTTATAGTGGATCAAAAACAGAAACTTACATTATATCTAAAAATGCAGCAGGAGTAGATACTTGGGTTCTGGCAGCAACTAGCACTGATGGCGGCAAGACGCAAACATTTACTAGTGCAGCTGGAGAAGATTTAAAAAAATCTATGGCTCCGGGTGGTAATATGTATAAGAACACCCAAAAACAAGTTCAAGATACTCTGTCAAAAGGAGGTGCATCCCAAGGAGTAATTTCTTTACCAGGAACTAGTGGTTCTTTAGAAAAAATAAGTCCAGAACAGCAAAAAAAACTTGGAATTGTACCTGAAGGTCAAGCAACAGAATCTGGTGATGTTCCACCACTTTCCACAGAACAACTTACACAATTAATATCTGCAAATGCTGAGACAAGAAAATCATTTCCAAAAAATTTAAAGTACCCTGCCGATTTACAAAACACAGTTCAGGATGTAATTAAATTTAATATGGTTGAATATTCTCCAAAAAGTTTTTCAACAGGAAGTACCTTTGGATTTTCAGAAAGAAGAGCAATTACTGATACAAACATCATAGGATCAGTTATCTTACCAATTCAAGGTGGAATAAATGATACAAACTCTGTAACTTGGGGGGAAGATAGAATGACAGCAGGGCAAGCAATCTTAGCAAACCTTGCTCTTTCTGGGATACTTGGTGGTGGTAAAGAAATGGCAAATCAAGCTGGAGAAGATTTAGATACAATTAGAAAAAATTTACCAGAAGCACAAGCAGCTGTTGCTGGATTTTTCACAGAACAAGCAACAGGTGTTCCAGGAATTTTGGCAAGAACAACAGGTGGTATTTTAAATCAAAACCTTGAGCTACTATTTCAAGGTCCATCGCTTAGACCATTTACATTTACGTTTAGACTTTCTGCAAGAGGTAAGGCAGACACTGATCAAATTAGACAGATTATTAGATTTTTTAAACAAGGAATGGCTGCTCAGCGATCTCAATCAAACCTATTCCTAAAATCACCACACACATTCAAAATTCAATATTTACATAAAGATAAGGATCATCCATATATAAACAGAATTAAAGAATGTGCATTACAATCGTTCACAGTTGATTATACACCCGATCAGCAGTATATGACATTTGCGGATGGTGCTATGACATCATATCAAATTCAAATGCAATTTAGTGAACTTGAACCAATCTATAATGATGATTACAGTAAACTACCAGGTGGAAATTCAGACACAGAAATAGGATACTAAGATGGCACCTTACTTCAGACAAGTTCCAAATTTTGAATATGTTAGCAGACTTCCAAATGCTAAAATATCAGATTATATCAATGTCAAGAATTTATTTAAAAGAGGAAAACTTCGTGATGACATATATCAGGAATTAAAGTTTTTTGAAAAATATAAAATTGTTGGAGACGATAGACCAGATAATGTTGCCTTCGAAGTTTATAATGATTCTACTTTAGATTGGGTAGTTCTTCTCTCTAATAATATTGTCAACATTCAGTCAGAGTGGCCTTTAACACAACAATCGTTTGATAATTATGTGATTACAAAATACCAAGACTATAACACTCTCTATAATGGAATTCATCATTATGAAAGTAGAGAGATAAAAGATAGTAGAGGTGTTGTCATTTTTCCAGGTGGACTTCGAGTTGAAAATAATTTTTCAGTTAGTTACTATGATTATGGTATATCACAGAATATCGATACTGGAAATATTGCAACACCAGTAACAAATTATGAGTATGAAGAAACAATTGAAAATGATAAAAGAAACATCTATATCTTAAAACCAAGATACTTAAATATTGTAATTGATGATATGGAAGACATTATGACATATAAAAAAGGTGCCACTCAATATGTGAATGACACCCTGAAAAAAGCAGATAATATTAGATTATATCAATAATCAATCTTCTGCTAGACGCTGAAAATAAGAAAGAGCATCATCTTCGTCATCATCAGATGAGTTGATTGTAGGAAGAGATGGTGACTTTGTGCGAGAATATGATTGCTCAATTTCTTCTACAACTTTAGTCTCGACAGAATTTTTCTCCATATATTCTTCATACTCATCTTCTTGCTCAAGTACAGCACGAGATTGAGTGGGAGAAGTTTTCTTACCAAGAACCATATTCATACGACGCTCAAGTTCTTCGTATGATTTGAACTGATCTGGAGCGGTAATTGCAGTCAGCGAATACTGCTTCTTCCAGATTGTTTCAAGAGCATCATCATCATTCAGTAGTGGTTCAACTGAACCAAACTCAGATTTATCATAATTCCAATACCCATCTTTCTTTACGATTTTGAGTTTGAAATTAGCACCTTGCCAGAAGTCAAAAGGATTGATAGGAGTTTCATCTTCAAACTCTGGTTGCATTGCCTCCATAACTTTGTCAAAGATCTTCTTACCATACTTGAACA